GCGTGATAAGGTACACAAGGTGTATATGAACATGCAATATGATAATAAGCGTCAATTGATGCATTTGATGTTAAATCAATATTCTGTTGATATTGCAATGACATACAAATATAATGGGCGTCAGGTAGAATATACGGCCATTTATAAGAATGTGCCTATGGCTGTATATAATGATATCAAGAGGTACTTTGATTATACTCGCTTTCGAGTTATGTTCAGAGGTAAAAGGTTCAGTCGTAATTCATATTCTACACCTAAGTGTAATGCTAAGTGTGTTGATGTATATGAGTTTTCTGGTAACCAAGTAATTGAGAATCGTATTAATCGTGAGACTTATTTGAAAGGTACAATATGAAACAAGACTATACCATGTATATCTACCGTGCTGATAAACGGTATAAATCTGGTGAACGGTTATTCTCTACTACAGTATGGCCGGATACTGATGCTGATACTATGCGGCGTACAGTTACTGATCTATACCCTTTGTATAGAGCAACTGATGGCTGGCGGATTGAATATAATCCTAAAATGAAAACAGTTACTAATCTAATGACTGGTAAAGAAGTGCAAATTGAGTCGGATACTCCATGGTGTTGTAATCCGGCATCTGAATCTTATTGGAGTAATTAATATGCGTGATTTGAATTGGGTTTATATGTTGGATGTATTGGCTGGTGAGAAATTCACCAACTATGGTTTGCAGCAAATTGCAGAAATTAATATTGGTAAGATAGTGTCCACTAACCAATATCTGAAACTGACGGAACGGCTGTATGAGCCTAGCTCTACGGAACGCTTCGCAGCCATGTAATAGTGTACCGGTGTGCTGGAGTACTTTGTCGCTATATTGACAAACCTCGGTTTACCTGTATAATACAACCTATCAACTTAGAAAAGGAAATTGTTTATGTCTACCAATTCTGCTATCGGTCTCTTGGCTGACGGAGGCGAAGTCGTGGCTGTTTATTGCCACTGGGATGGTTATACTCGCTATAATGGTGCAGTGCTTAATACATTCTATAATACTGAAGAAAAAGTAATTGAATTACTGGCTCAGGGTGATATCTCTGCTCTTGGTTCTACTATTGGTGAAAAGCACGATTTTAGTCGTAGTTCTGAATATGTGAATATCGTTGCACTTAATACGGAAGTGGCCACTGAATGCACATTCTATAACCGTGATCGTGGTGAGAAAACTGCAGCAGTTACATTATCGGATCGTTTTGAGTATCTGGATCATTTCTCTTATCGTGGTGCAGAGTATTTCTATTTGTTTGCTCATGGCGAATGGTTAGTATCCACTGGCGGTTTATTTGAACCCCTGTCTGTAATCTTGAGAGCACCTGAGAATGTCTGATACTCTGAACACTATGCAATTTAATACTGAAGCACCAACTCGTTCAGCAGTATATCTGGTTGACCGTGGTATGCAAGGCAAACTGTACCGATGGTATAATGCAGAAACTAATGTATGGGCATTATGTGGTGCTGATTTTGCTGAGGCAGCAGCCAATAAAGATAAACCATCACCCGTTGGTTTCTTTCCGTGGATTGGTCCATTGACTGGTCCTAAATTTGACCCTAATAAGGAAGTGTATATGGTTAATGAAGATACTCCGCCAGTTAAACAACCAAAGGCTGCCAAACCAGCCAAGAAAATGGCTCGTCAGCGTACCTCAACCAGTGATGATTTCACCAAAGCACGGTTGATTATCACCAAAGTCGGTAATACCACCGTTGGTTCTATTGTAAAAGGTACCAAAGTTACTCATCCCGATGGCACGGTATTCTTCCGTGAAGACAGGCAAAAATGGGTTGCTGTTATGAATGGTAAGCAAGAGGCTGCACGGCCTACTGCTGAAGCGTGTGTTATGTTCTTGAAAAAGAAATACAATATTAAAGCAATTATTCTCAATAAGGATTAATTATGGGTTTAGATATGTTTGCTCACCGAGTAAGTGCAGAAGATGCACTCGGTGATTTTGAGATTGCCAAAGATACCAATGGTGAATTTAAGAATGATAAAGAATTTCATTATTGGCGTAAACACCACGACCTGCATGGTTGGATGGAAAGGTTGTATCGGTCTAAAGGCGGACCAGTACAATCATTCAATTGTATTCCAGTCCGTTTAACTACAGAGGATTTGGACAAACTAGAATATGATATTCAAAACAATTTGTTGCCAATTACTCAAGGATTCTTTTTTGGTGATAATCCACCAGATGAAGAATCGGTAAAATACGATTTGGAGTTTATTGAAAAGGCACGGCAAGTTATTGCTGATGGTGATGCGGTTTATTACGATTCTTGGTGGTAATTATGAAAACGAATGATATTAAAAAAGGTATGCGAATCATTATGACTAATGGTTGGCAAGGCACTATGATGGATAATATGCGAGGCAATATCCGTGTGGCTGAAATTGAGGGCACCTATACTGAAACTGGATCAGTATATGCATTTGATATTGCAATGGCACAACCATTGAATGATGGTATTTGGCATAAAATCGAATTGACTGAAAAACAATTAGATTCTAAGAAAATGAATGAGGCCATATTCGGTTGATTATGGGCTTACTATTATCAAAATTAGTATTGTCGTGGTTTATATCAATATTCGGAATTGTATTGTGTATTAAACTCTGGTTCGAATATAATTACTTGCCTAAATGGCCACTAACTAAGATTATTCGTTACGCTGTATTAATATCCACTCTTATAAACATAACGGTATTAATATTGGTCATTTTGATAAATCTACCATAATTCTACGATAAACCATCAAAAAACGACCTTTTGGATCGATCGGAGGCGCCATCGGACGCTCCAACCAAGGTCGGTGCATCACCTCAAAAGCGATCAGAATAGTCTACCGGTAGGATGGAGTACTTTTTCGCTATATTGACAATTCGTCCATCACCTGTATAATGGACTTCATTGATTGATTGAAAGAAGGAAAGAAAATGTACCTCATGTCCACCGCGGATGCTATCAAAATCGTAAACTCTTACGGTTCACGCAACAACCTTCCAGGTTTCTTGGAATGCATGGAGAGCCTGTCGGTTGTCTGCAAACTGCCAAGGGCTGAGCGCCGGTCTTTGGTCCGTGACCATGAAGTGGAAGCTTTTCATGTGGTTATCGGTGAAATGCAGACATTCACCTATAGTTGACAGGATTGGTCAAGTATTCCACGGATGCTTGCCATTCCATCTGGAACCTGTATAATAGACCGTATTGATTGATTAGGAGTTATTGATGATTGATGTTAAATTTGTTGCTGGTAAGTATACTGCTGTTATTAATGGCAAGACAGTCAAGCGTGCCAAGCGTGAGCACCTTGATTATGTCATCCGTAAATCACAAAGCGAATCCAATTCTGGTTCGCCTGTGCCTGAGTCCCGTTTCTCTATCAATGAGCGCTTCGGGTTTGTGACTGACATGGTTGCTATGCTTGCCGTAGGCGCTCAGTCTTCCGTGGTGGTGACTGGTCCTGGTGGTCTTGGTAAGTCTTTCACCGTGACCAAAGCATTGACAGAATGTGGTTTCAAAGATGTTTCCACGGTCGAGCATATGCCCGTTGGTACCATTATCAAAAGCACCAAGAGTTTCCGCGTTATCAAAGGTTACTCCACACCAAAAGGTCTTTATCGCACCTTGTTTGAGAATAAAGATGGTGTTATTGTATTTGATGATTGTGATTCTGTACTCAAAGATCCAATTTCTTTGAATTTACTCAAAGGTGCATTAGATTCATACTCACGCCGCATTATCTCATGGCGTGCTGATATTCGTGATGATGATTTGCCAACTACCTTTGAGTTCAAAGGTCGCGTGGTATTCATTTCAAATTTGGCATCGGCCAATATTGACCAAGCCATTATTACACGCTCGATGGCTGTTGACTTGTCTATGACTAGTAAGCAAAAGGTTGAGCGTATGCGTCACCTGCTTGATTCAGGTGAGTTTATGCCTGAGTTCTCAAAGCCTATCAAAGAAGAAGCCATGGTTTTGATTGAACGCCTGCAAGATAAAGTTAAAGAGTTATCGCTCCGCACATTGATTCAGGTAACAAAAATCCGTCAGAGTGCAGGTAAAAACTGGTCTAATTTGGCTGAATACACAATCTGTGGTTGATATAGGTAAACTTGAGGTAAAAGAATGATTAAATCAAATCATATGGCAGGTACAGTAGGTCATTGTGAGAATTGCCTTTACGATATACTAACAGAGATTAAAGCGGATGGTTCCATTGAACAACAGCAAGCCATACATGCTGCATTATCTTCACTTGAAGATTTGTATTTTCTCTTACAGGAGGAAGAATGATTGAAGTCATTACTATTATACTAGTCGTTATTATTATTGGTGTAAATCTTCTAGTAACAATGTCACCAAGATTCCGCCGATGGATATACAAGGACAAAGAATGAACTTCTTTTGGGGATTCTTATTGGGTCTTATAGTGGGAGTGTTATACATGGCATACCGTTCTAATCAAGATGACAGGACAACCACACCATGAACGAACGAATTAAAGAACTTGCCGAACAGGCTACTTCCTACATTGACCCATCAGCTAATGATGGGGTATGTTGGTACTTTGACAAAGAAAAGTTTGCCGAGTTGATTGTGCGAGAATGTGCTGATGTGGCAACAATTAATGCACATCAGTGGGCAAGTCCTGGTACATATGTTTTAAAACATTTTGGAGTTGAAGAATGAAAACTGAAGTTTTGTGGTTCTGTTCAGGTCATGGAAATGTTGGCATTGTGAAGGTTGATGACCAGTATGATGGTATTAAGTATTATATCGGTGCGTGTTCGGGCTTGAACGAAGATATGGATATTGACTGGATTGCCAAATGGGGTTCTAAGTTCCCAAAATCTGCTGGCGATTTACTATTTGGAGTTTAATGATGATTGATGATGAAGATATGGACATGGATGATTTTTTTGAGAACGGTGAGTTCATAGTTAACTATGATAAAATAATTAAGTCAAAAAAATCTTTATCAGTTACACGGCTTCTTGCTGCTGATATGATGAGTAACCCTTATACAACAATTGGTGATTTTCTAAAGAGTATACACACCAAAGATTTAGAAACATTATTGTTGTTGTCTGATGATTATGATAATGAGAATTTTGCCGATTTGATATTGATGACTGAGATGTTGGTTCGAGCAGAAGGCCTTGCTGGTTCAGATTCTTCCGAGGCATTGAATGTACACCTTAAAAAGTTTATTACATTCCTTGCAATTGAAGGATTACACCGTAAAGGTTTGGTGAGGGCGTTTCGTGAGAATATGTCCTTTGGTGAAGATATGGAAGAACGAGTTATTGTGGAGAAAATTAATGATTAATACTAAACTGTTGCATATGTTTAAACTGGAGCGTGAGATGACACGGTATCTACATGCTATCTGGGACAATCTACAACAAGGGCATGTCCTGTTTTCGATGTACTCTCAATTTGAATATCTGTGTGTCAGAGATGAATTGCAAGAGTTGTATCTTGAATTGGATAATGAAGAGTTTGAAGAACTGTATTTGATGACATACATTGTTCGTGAGTTTCCATTCTATTTGGACTATGAAGAATAATGTAGTTGATTGGGTATATAAAGTCAACGATGAAATTGTTGATGAAGAAACTTTTATTCGATTATCAAAAGAACATGATGCTTGGGTAAAAGAACTTGAATTGAAAAACTTAGAATTGGCCAAAGCATTGGCAAAACCTGAAAAGGTTCGTAAGTCTCGCAAGAAATAGGATGAGTTGGTATGAATTCTGAAATTAGTGATATATTAAAAGCAGTTGGTTCAAATGGTAAATACACTGGCAATTTAGAAACAGCATACCAACTCGGTTTCATGGCTTCGTGGATCAACCGAATATCTAAGTATGATTGGGCAGTGAAGGCTGAATTAGATAAATTAATTGAAGATTCGAAAGATAAGAAATGAACGAAACAACAATGGAGATGGCGCATCAAGCTGGATTGAGGATTGCGTCTGTTATGGATGATATTGATCCACGCAATGTATATTTGCATGAACTTGAACGCTTTGCTGCGCTTGTCCGTGCTGATGAGAACGAGGTGAATGCAAAGCTGGTTGACCATATCTTGAAAGAAGGCGGCGGCACATGGGGCGATGCAGTCCGAGCAAGGGGGAACCGATGAGTTTAGATGTTGATTTGGTGATGACACTACCTACTAGTGTCTATACAGCTAACATTACACACAACCTTGGTAAGATGGCGAAAGAAGTTAAACTTGATGGTGGGCTAACATTGTATGATGTGCTCTGGCGACCAGATGAACACGGCATGGTGTTTGCTAGGGATATCTCCGATCACCTTGAAATTGGATGGAATATTTTGCTTTCTGATCCAGGGAAATATATGGAATTCGAACCTGAAAATCATTGGGGTTCGTATGAGGGTCTTTGCAATTTTGTATATAGCTATCGCAATGCATGTTGGGATAATCCAGATGCTGAACTGAGTATATCAAGATGACCGAAGGAGAACGAGCAGGACGCTGGGCTATGCTGTATATCTATACGGTGTTGTTTGCTTTATGGTTTAATATTGTCTGCATTGTTGGCTGGCACATCAAGGAGTGGTTTTTATGAACAAACGAATCATAGAACTTGCAATTGAGGCGGGAATTTACACCAACAAATCCGAGATGCTTCATAAGTTCGCCGAGTTGATTGTTCGGGAATGTGCTGGATTATTCCCTAATGTGTATGTAGAAATTGAAAACGAATACGGACATACTCCTGTTGTCGCGGCGGATTATATAAAGAAACATTTCGGAGTTGAAAAGTGACAGTTGATGAAATTATTTCTATGGTAATTATTATAACCGTAGTCTTAACGGTACTATGGGATATGCATAAGGACAAAGGTGAATGAATTACATATTGCAAGCATTGAAGTTCATGGCAATCACACTTGTTTTGTTTTTTTGGGCTATGATTGCATTTGTCTTATGTTATCATTTGTATAATTTTATTTTAAAACTTATAATGTGGAGTGTATAATGGATGATATTGAATTGAGATGGTTGACACGCGAGTATATGGAAAATACAACCATCAAGACGGAAACTATATTGCAATACCGAATACGGCAATACTTGATTAACTACAGTTCAATATTGCCTTCAGGTGCATATACAAACGAACCTATTTGGATGGAATGGGTTGATGTTCCAACCCACACACAACATTAACATTAAAAAATTGGAGAAGTATTATGAAGATTGTAATTAATCGTTGCTTTGGTGGTTATGGTTTGAGTTATGAAGCAGTTATGAGATACCTTGAAATAAAGAATATAACTGTTTACCCAGAAAAAAGTGAAGGTGGTTGGGGTTATTGGACTTATTGGTTGGTGAAGCCTGAAGATCGTTTGGAACAAAAGGAAGATGAAGACTTCCGTGCTATGTCGATGGATGAACGACAGGCTTACAATAAACAATATTCTGACGAAACTTTTGGTGTTGAAGATATCAGCAGAGATGATCCAGTATTGATTGAAGTGATTGAAGAACTTGGTGATGCTGCCAATGGTGACCATGCTGAATTGGCCATTGTGGAAATTCCAGATGATGTTGAGTGGGAAATTAGTGAATATGATGGCAGTGAACATGTAGCAGAAAAACATAGGGTTTGGTATTAATATGAGCACAGAAGAAGATAAACTGAAACATTCGAAACGGTTGTTGAATGATGAAAAGGCCATCAAAAAACAATTGAGGATTGCTAAAGAACATAAGATGACAGAATACAATCCTGCAATCAAGGAACCACATCGGTACCATAAACACCATGCCATGGATTGTGGCAATCCAGGTTGCTTTCTCTGTAGCAATCCTAGGAGAATCCACAAGGATTCATTGACGATACAGGAAAAGTCTTTTGAACAGACCAAAAACTGGTCTGAGGACTGAGTACTTTTTCGCTACTTGCCATTTATCCGGCAATGATGTATAATGGTAACATCTTTATAAAAGGAGTTCGTAATGAGTTTGAATCGTAATCAGTTGGCTTTCGTTAAATCTGCTGAAGACATTTTTGGTGTTGGTTCTATCCTTACACGGGATGGCATTGACCAGGTTGTTGAAGAAGCTGGCATTTCTTTCCCATATTGGTTTGTAACCAAGTCGGATTATCGTGTTGGTCGAGGTCAATATAAATTGCCGGACATTGGCAATAAATTTAAGGTGAAAGAAATGGAAACTGAAGTTGCTGAGGTTGCATTGGCCGCACAGGTTCTAGAGTTCCGCCAACCTAAGTTGCTTGATGATTCCGACATTGCAATCCCAACAAAATATGCTGATTATGTTCCATTTGGATTCTTTAAAGATTTGCGCCATATCATTAAGTCTGGCTCTTTTTATCCTGTGTTCATTACAGGTCTATCGGGAAATGGTAAAACACTCATGGTTGAACAAGTTTGCGCTGAGTTGCAGCGTGAATGTATTCGTGTTAACATTTCAATTGAAACTGATGAGTCTGATTTGCTCGGTGGTCCAACACTTGTTAACGGCAATGTTGTTAATCGTGATGGTCCTGTTATTGTTGCAATGAAGCGCGGTGCTGTTCTGCTGATTGATGAGGTTGACCGAGGTTCAAACAAGTTGATGTGCTTGCAAGGTATCTTGGAAGGCAAACCGTACTACAATAAAAAGAACGGCGAGTTGGTTCATCCAAAAAGTGGATTCACCGTGATGGCCACAGCCAATACAAAAGGTCGAGGTAGTGAAGAAGGTCGTTACCTTTCACAGATTCTTGATGATGCATTCCTTGAACGCTTCCCTATCACAGTTGAACAGGAATATCCTGATGTTAAAACTGAAAAGAAAATCCTTACACCACTGATTGATGATGCGGATTTTGTTGACAAGTTGACACAATGGGCTGATGTGGTTCGGCAGTCATTCAACCAAGGTGCAACAGATGAAATTATCTCTACACGCCGTTTGGTACACATTGCAAGAGCATTTAAAATCTTTGGTGACCGCATGAAGGCAATTGAATTGTGCGTTAACCGTTTTGATACCGACACCAAGTTGGCCTTTTTGGACCTCTATTCCAAAGTGGACGCTAAAGTCACTGGACCATCAGCAAACACCAATACAAAAACCTATGAATCGGATGAAATCCCATTCTGATGTAAAAAAACAACAACGGATGGTTGCCAACATGCCATCCGTGTGTTATAATAACCATGTTGGTATTTTAATTATGTATTATTGAAAGGACTTAAATGTCAAACACAGTTCGTATCGGCAAACAAAATCGCCATGAGAAAATCGCAGTCACTTTGCTATCCGGCAAACCAGTGTCACCAGAAGAAATCAGAGCCTGTTTTACAGGCACAGACCAAGAATCGGTTCTATATCGATTGTCGACCAACATCTATAACATCCGAAAAGATGGTGGTGTTGTGAAGGTTCACAAAGAAGGTCGTAGTGTTAAGGCTTATCAATTGGTTAACCACACCGAGTTCGATAAGAACGGCCGTTATATCAGCAAGTATAATGCTAAACAAACTGTAACACCAGTGACAACAGAATCAGTTGTTGAAACCGAGGCAACAGTTGAAGCAGTTTAATCATATGAATGCTTGGGACCGTGACAATCTAGATTTCATTCTAGGTACAACGGAGGAAGGCTTCGACATGTGGTTGAATCAGGCCGATGAAGATGACATTGAATATGCTCTTGAGTTGGTATACAAAGCGAAAGCTGCGTTTATCATAGAAGATATGGAACACAATGATAATGTCATCATCTTAACTGAAGCAAAAAAATTGATTGATAGGATTAAAAATGTTTAAGTATGTAAGTGTAGGTGTAACCTGTTTGGTTTTGTCTGCTTGTTCAACACCAAAGCTTGAAGGTTTTAACAAACCTAAAGTGATTGAGCGTGCTGAGGTAATTCAGTCATCTAAAGACTGTATCGATGCACGGTTGAGGCCGGTAATCCAAACATTGCCACAGAAGACGGAACATGGTACAATTATGTTTCCCGTATCGGTTCATTGTGAGTCGTATAGCCGTAAATAATAGGTGATTTGAATGTTTTCAGGTATTTCTCAGAGTTCGTTGAATGTTGTAGCACTTGGCATTGTAGGTGTTTTCATTCTTGGTGCTATAATTTTTCTTTATTGGAAATATATTGCTGTTGGTGCTTTGGCTTTGTTTACTGTTGTTGTACTTGCAAACCAGTCATATGATAAAATTGTGGCCAATAAAGTTGAACCGCAGGTGATTGAACAATTTATAATTGAACCACCAAAGGTTGTAGCAACACCAAAGAATGAACTTATAACCGAAGACTCTGAAGAAAAACCACTATTCATGGAAGATTGCCTGAGATTGACGGACTATACCGAAGAAAAGTGTGCAAAGATTTGGAACAAAATTCAAAGTCCTGATGTTGACCTGCTCGATGTTGAGAATGTTGAATACAAGAAACGGCGAGCAGAAGCACTGAAGAAACCTGGTGCCATTGTTGCTCAATTTACACTACAAGATAGGAAGTAATATGATTAAGTTATATCGCGGCATCGTTGATATTCTATTAACACAATCGCGTGACATGGGTGGGCAGGTTAGCAAACACATCCGAGGTACTCTGACCAACAAGAATGTGGAAGAGAATGAAAATGGTACCACAGGAATATGGAACTTATTGCTCGAGGTAATCTTTTTGGTTTTTGGCCAATTGATCTTGCTTGTTGGACTTTCTATTGTTGCATCATTTGCAATTGTGTTTTTCCCAATGCAAGCTGTTTGGCGTGCTTTTATGGATATGACAAACTTTCGAACATCCTACAATAATATTGGTGAAAACCAACCGGTGAGTGTCGAACCAAAATTAGACAAAAATACAACACAGGCTTGACCTATATAAAAGTTTATGTTACAATGGAATCATTATGAAAATCGCAATTTGTTCAGACCTACACCTAGAATTTGGTACAATCTCGCTTGAGAATACCGACCACGCAGATGTATTAATTTTATCAGGTGATATCTGTGTTGCAAAAGACATTCTCAAAAAGAATCAGGCTGATGTTGGATTCTCTAACCTACGCTCAGAAAAAATTCATTTATTTTTTGAAGAATGCTGTGCAAGATTTCCATATGTGGTATACATATTCGGTAACCATGAACACTATAATGGTGATTTTAGCAACACTTTTGAACGTATCCGTGATTGCCTTGATTATCTACCTAATTTACACATTCTTGATAAGCAAGTTGTAACATTGGGTGATATCACTTTCATTGGTGGTACATTGTGGACTGATATGAATCGTGAAGATTCTATCACACTGATGCATATGACAAGCATGATGAATGATTTCCGTTGTGTTACTAACAGCAATCGTCAGGTGAATTACAAGGAGTTTGTGCCTGTAGATAAACCTGTTTTTATGACTGATGAAGAATGGTTGCAACAGCCTACTGAGGCACGGCACAAACCTGTTTTCAAAACACGCGATGCCAAGTTTGCACCAGAAGATGCTGTGGTTGACCATCGTGAATTTTTGGAATATATCAAACTCATTGTTGAAGGTAAGCACGATCAAAAGTTTGTGGTGTGTGGTCATCATGCACCTAGCCGTGCCTCTACGCATCCAAGATATAAAGCTGATGAAATAATGAATGGTGGTTATAGTTCAGACTTATCTGAATTCATTTTGGATAGGCCACAGATTAAACTGTGGACACACGGACACACACATAACCCATTTGATTATGTGATTGGTACGACACGGATTGTTTGTAATCCTCGTGGTTATATTGGTTATGAGCAGGAAGCTGATAACTTTGAATTGAAATTTGTTGAGGTGTAATATGGAAAAAAAATTGTATATGGTTGAAACAATTTCAACCTTTCGTATGCGTTATGTTGTTGAAGCCAATGAAGAATCACACGCTCTTGATGAGGTAACATGCCAACTTGGTTTGGATGGTTCGTCCTTCAAAGAGTTTTCACAAAATCATGTTGATGAAACTATATTTTCTAGCCGAGAAATTACTGATGAAGAGTTCTTAAAAGAATTCGATAAAGATAATGGTTATCTAGCTTCTTGGCCAATTGAAAACAAACGCGAATACATTAACGAAATCGATTACGATAAATGAAGAAAAAGATTCTTATCACAGGTAGTTCGGGATACATTGGCCGACACCTGTGTTCCGTATTGCAACATGATTATGTTGTCGGTTTAGATTATGTTTTTCAAAAACAGATGACCGATGATTTCGTATTGCAAGACATTAATAAGGATATTTGGAATGACCAATTTGAACACTTTGATGTTGTGGTGCATCTTGCAGCATTGGTTAATGTTGCTGAATCTATGCAAAAACCAATGGAGTATTTCAAGACAAATGTGAGTGGTACATTGAAGGTGCTGGCGAATACAAGTTTCGACCATTTCATCTTTGCATCAACTGGTGCGGCTGAAAATCCAATCAGTCCATATGCATTGTCAAAGTTGCAAACGGAATCTTTGGTGCGTGAGTATTGTAGAATAAAGAAACTGAATCACACAATTTTTCGTTTCTATAATGTGATAGGTTCGAATGGTTATGATCCAACTAATCCAGATGGATTGATGTATAATTTAATGAAAGCAGGTGATACAGGTGTCTTTAATCTTTATGGTGATAATTACGCTACACATGATGGTACCGCCATTCGTGATTATGTACACGTATTGGAAATATGCGAATCCATTCAACGTGCTATTGTACAACCTCCTGTCAATGGAGTAGTTGAGAATTTGGGTTCAGGCACTGGCCATACTGTACAGGAAATTGTAGATGCATTTAAGGTCGCCAATGGTTGCGACTTCAGGGTAAATTATTTACCAAGGCGTGAGGGTGATTTACCTGTATCCAGATTGGCAGATGTATCTCCGTATATGCAAAAGCGGTTCACATTGGAACAAATGTTGAGGATTAAAAAATGAAAGTTTATCTAAGTAACTACCGAGATCATTGGATCTCACCTTACACCATTTTAGACTATGTGTTTTTCTGGACTGATTGGTCAAAGTGCAGTCGTGATAAGAGCATTGAATTTGCACCGACACGCAAGTATATAGATCGTCCGGACTGGTGTGATAAGTGGAGTGACAGACTGGAACCTATTAGTGAAGCAATCCGTTTTGTGATGAACAAAATACACCCAAGAATTAATTATGTGAAGATTGACAAGTGGGACACTTGGTCTATGGACAGCACCCTTGCGCCGATTATTCTTCCTATGCTTAAACAGTTAAAGTTGGAAAAACAAGGTTCAGCTCTGGTTGATTTGAATGATGTTCCTGAACACCTCAGATTCACCACCACAGAAGACTATGATAGCCAACGCACATTCGACTTCTATAAAGAAACAGTCACAGAAGAAGATGTAGGACCAAATGTACATACTCGTTGGGATTGGGTTATGGGTGAAATGATTTGGGCCTTTGAACAACTCAGTGATGAAAATTGGGAAAATCAATATTGGACTGTACATCCCGAAATTGATTTAACCAAATATCCAGAAGATGAAGGTAAAACATCAGTGCCTCTCCGTTGGAAAGTAGAAGGTGATGCTGATTGGAAAGGCATGGAGAAACACCGAGCTCGTATTCAAAATGGCCTGCGGTTATTTGGTGTATATTTTCAAGGTCTTTGGGATTAATCATGTTTTCAATATTAAATTTTATATCGTCAAGTCAGAGGTTAAAAGAATCTCATAAGACAATTCGTATGATGGGTGGACCAGAAGAATGTAATTCAATGGTACTAGCACAACATGAAATGATTGAGTTGGAGGTCAATTACTACCGAGATGAATCCAAGAAATCTGGAGTCATTTTTGTTGTATTGATGTTTATTGTGGCGGGTGTTCTTTTATATTTGGATGTGTTATGATTAAAAAGATGTATGAATTTATTAAACTAAATATCACCAACTGGTTGACAACAATTCTGGCATGTGTTATACTGTATCAGGTCTATAACCTGGATAGTAAGACAACAGCTCTTACAGAATTCAAAGATGGTATTCAAAACCATCTGTTGTGGTCTATCAGTGGTGAGTGTTATTTTGTCCGGCCGCAAACTGAAAAAACAGTTTTCTTGGTCCGTGTGTTAGATTGTGATAAAAAATAAGGAACTAATTATGTCACTATTCGTTGAAGTCAACTCTGTTGAAAAAGGTTGTCCAGTTATTATTAACCTGGATCTTGTTGTAGAAATTGTACCTCTTGCTGCTGGCGGTTGTGCTCTGTTCACCGCAGACAATGCTGGTGTAAATTCAAAAAGTGCTATGCGAGTAACCAATAGTTACGATGAATTCAAACAATTTGCATTGCAACCAGTAAGTGTCGCAGATGTGCAACGCATCACAGCAGGCGCTTTAGGTAAAGTTAAAGAAACTAATAAATCAAAATCAGCCGAGTTGGAAATCCCAAAATTGTAAATTACAAATGATTATTGATTTATTCAAACCAACTATACAGTGGATATATGATGATTACAAAACTAACCCATTTCGTTTCGGAGTGGAAGTTCTGGCTTGGGCTATCAGTATTGGGTGCAGCATTACGATGGCTGCCACTGTCCCTAATCCACCTTTACTTGTACTTTATCCTATTTGGATTGCTGGTTGTTCTATGTATGCTTGGGCTAGTTATACTAGGAAATCATTTGGCATGTTGGCTAACTACATCTTGTTAGTCAGCATTGATACTATTGGTCTGATTCGGATGTTAATGTGATTAATTTAACTAGTAAAAAAATTTACCCACCGACACCAACCCCGATTGCTATTGATTTTGTTAAACCATTATCATATCAATTTCAGGTTGCGGAGATTCTTGGTGATGATGGCCAAGTTGCAACAGTGAAACTTCAGGTTCAAATTTGGGAACATGATGAACTTGGTTACGGTGTAGTAAAACAAGGTTGGACTGATGTGCCTCGGGTTAAATTTGATAAATACGGCGGAATGATAGTATGAATATCACAATGAATTGAAATATTCAAAATGATAAATAGTTGTAAGTAAAGGAGAAAATAATGTTACCTACAACCAGAAAATCTGCTCAACAACAAGGTGAAAAATATTATTTTACAGGTAAACAATGTCCACAGGGACACACCAGTAAAAGATATTCTCATAATGGAGTTTGTTATGATTGTGTTATGATATCGAATAAACGTTGGTATGATAAAAATAAAACCGACATTGAATGGAGAAAAAAACGTTTATTTACTTCATTGATGAATCGAGCTATATCCAAACATATACCTTTTAATTTAGAATATTCGGACATTGAGTGGAACACCACTTGCCCCGTGTTTGGAACTGTGTTACAATATGATTTAATTGACGGTCCGTATGATAACTCAGCATCTTTTGATAAAGTTGATCCAAAACTTGGTTATATCAAAGGTAATGTAAAAATTATATCACACCGGGCAAATTGGTTAAAACAAGATTCTACAACTGAACAATTAGAATCAATAATTCGTTATATGAAAGAACACAATGAACATATTTTATCTATCACATGATGTTAAAGAATGTGCAAAATTCCACAATGACCGTCACACAATAAAAATGATTCTAGAATATGCTCAACTTCTTTCTACTGCTCACCGTGTTCTTGATGGCACTTTGTCTGTTGGCCTCTCTAAAACTGGTCGTAAACAAACTAGATATGTTCTTCCTGACGGCCGTGAGTCTAAGCTCTATGTTGCTACTCATATCAATCATCCTTCAGCAATATGGTGCAGGCAGTCTTATGCAAATTATGTTTGGTTGTCTAAACTGTTGACAGAATTGTGCCGTGAGTACACCTATCGTTATGGTAAAGTTCATAAAGTTGAAGCATCTGGTCTTGAAGAAGAATTGATGTATCCACCAATGAACATATCACCAGTTACAGTTCCATTCACAGAACCAACACCTGCAATGCCAGATGAAGATAAAGTTCCAGGTGATTCTATAGCTTCATATCATAATTACTATATAAATAAAAAGACACATTTGGCCAAGTGGTCAGGTAAATATAATTCTCGAAATGTACCGGAGTGGTTCAATGCCAACTTATCAGTTTTTTAATTCAAATACAAATGAAGTCGAAGAGCACATAATGAAAATTGCTCAGTATGATGAATTCAAACAAAACAATACACATCTTGAACGATACTTTAGTGTCGAGGGTCTTGCTGGACTTGGTGATGGAATGCGTATGAGTACACCAGGAACGGGTCAGGCAGACTCCACATTTGAGAAGTATATCATTAATCGAATGAAAGAAACCATACCCGGAAACACAATGAAGGCTGGCCACAAAACGAAAATGTCGAGGGAGTGGTAATGCCCCAAGTGCCAGCTTTATTTCTACCTAAAAAGAAACCTGATACACAGGTAAAAAACATAAAAAAGAATCGTAAGAAACTTCCTACTGATTCGGATAAAAAGACTTCTGCATTATTCAAAGGGAGAAATGATGGTTACCAAAAGATCAACGGCGAAGTATACGGAACAACATGATGACGATGCGAAAACTAGGCATCAACCAGTTACAAGTAATTCTTTAAAAATTAAACTGGATCATTTAAAAACCTTTGAACCACTAACCGAGAATCAAAGACTATTCTTTGAGATGTATAAAGGTGGTGCGTATTTTATGGGACTGTTTGGTAGTCCGGGTGTAGGTAAAACCTTCTTAGCATTGTACAAAGCTATTGAAGAAGTACTAGATAAAAATAACTCATTTAAACAGGTAGTGGTTGTACGCAGTCTGGTACAATTGCGTGATGTTGGATACTTGCCAGGTAACTTGGATGAAAAACAAGAAATCTATGAGTTGCCATACAAAGAAATTTGTAATACACTATTCGGAAGACCTGATGCATGGGACAGATTGAAAGAACAGAGTTATGTGCGTTTCATTTCTACCACTGCAATCCGTGGTATCTCCATCGATGATGCAATCATTCTTGTGGATGAAAACCAAAACTTAAATTGGTCTGAAGTCAATACAATCATTACACGGGTTGGGCATCGGTCAAAGATTATTTTCTCTGGTGACTTTAAACAGACAGACTTGATTAAGAGTAACAAAGACCAAACATCTTTCCATGATTTCCTTGAAGTGGCTCGTAAGATGCCATCGTTCCAAGAAATCTACTTTACACCAGATGACATTGTTCGAAGTAGTCTAGTGAAACAATGGATCGTGGCCTGTGAAGAACTTGGTTATTGATATAAATATACAACTGTAATAAACTAACGGGAAAAAAATGATTTTTGAAATCCAGGCCACAAAATTCGAAGATGGTGACACGAAGATGTTCAGTTATGATAACATGTCCAATGTATTGAAAGATGCTGATGGTAACATTTTTGAATATCCTGAAGATCAACGAACAGACAACTTCTTAAAACCATATAAGCCATTTGATAAAAACCGACCACTGAAAAAAGCCAAGTTGATAAGTTGGTTGAAAATTCAAATGGGTTTGAGTTGTAACTATTCATGTGACTATTGCTCACAGAAGTTTGTTGAACGTCAACCTGAAACTTCCAAAAAAGATATCGATGTTTTTCTCGAAAAATTAGAAAACCTACATTTTGATGAAGATGTTGGACTAAAAATTGAATTTTGGGGTGGCGAACCATTTGTTTATTGGAAAACAATGAAACCTTTGGCTGAAGCCATTGCAGAGAAATTTGATAGTTGGAAAACAAAGCCACAATTTAGTGTCATCACAAATGGTTCAATTTTGACTGATGAAATTATTGATTGGTTGATGATGATGGACTTCTCTGTGTCTATATCACATGATGGTCCAGGACAGTTTGTTCGTGGTCCTGATCCATTTGATGACCCAGAACAAAAAGAACGAATTCTTGGATTCTATAGAATGATGACAAGACTTGGAAAAAACATAAGCTTTAATTCCATGTTGAACGCTAAAAACCAAAGTAGAAAAGAAATTACTGATTGGTTTGTAAATTTAACAGGTGATAAGAATGTTAATTTAGGTGAAGGTTCTTTGGTTGATGCTTATGATGAAGATGGTATTTCAAATTCACTAATCACCAAACAGGACCATTTTAAATTTAGACAACGGTCATTTGGTGAATTGTACAGTGAAGGTCCAAATATTAGATTTATGGGCCAATTAGGTAAAGTCCAAGGATTAATTAATTCAATTTTAAACCACGATGAAGCAAAATATTTGGGACAAAAATGTGGTATGGACGATGAACACACCATATCAGTTGACTTGCGCGGCAATGTTATGACATGCCAGAATGTGAGTTCATTGGAAATCTCCAAGAACGGTGAATCGCATCATGGCGGTACATTGGACGATTACTCAAATGTTGAATTGAAATCTGTCACACATTGGTCAAACCGAAAAGAATGTCCAGAGTGTCCAGTATTGCATATTTGCAAAGGTGCTTGTATGTTCTTGGATAAAAAGTTTTGGGACATTTCATGTGCTAATGCTTACTCAGACAATGTTGCACTATTTGCTGCTGCGTTTACTATGGTGACAAATGGTTATATACCAACACTCATTAAAAGTGATACACTACCATTGGATAGACAAGATGTTTTTGGTACAATCTTCCAGCACGAAGAAGAAAAACAGAAAAAAATCATACCAATCAAGGTGGTTAACGAAATTATTGGTGTAGTCAATGAAATACCGGTGTATGGTAAATCACGATTAGAAACTTCATAAATAATAGAAACAACACTTTTAGAGTTAACAAATGACAATAAAAAACTCAGGTTCATCATTAGGAGTTAGCGAAATCAACACGGAAATAGGCCGTGGTGCAGTAAATACCTCTTTAACTTTCCTCAACGGTTTTATGCTTCCAGCGCTGCGGCCGGCCGGGCCCGATGCGCCCGTAGCCACCAGCACAGCAAATGTCAATAAATTTTATGGTTTACAGTATTATCAAAAGAATAATGCTGGAAATTGTAACAATGCGAATGCCGGCAATTGTAACTGTAATAGCGGAAATGCGGCTTGCGGTCAATGTCAGAGTGCCGGTAGCCAAGCCCGGCAGTGCAATGCCACAAATAATTGTACAGCCATCAATTGTGCAAATTGTGATGCACAGAAATGGTTGCAAACAGGTAATTGCAATGTCGGCGCAAATCCAGTATATAATTGCACCAGTAATCAAAATTGTTTTACCTTTAATTGTAATTGTTCAAAAATTATTTGTACAAAATTGTTTGATTTGGGTATGATGAAACAAAATATTTTTGAAGCCGATCAAGCATTTGGTGAACGTTTGATTAAAACTAATCCTGATATTTACAATGGATATCGTGCATGGGCCGAAATTGTTGTTGACTGGATGGACGGCAAAGGTCCTAAAATGATGCCTTGGATGTCCGATGAAGACTTTGGTATAGCTGCTAAAAAATGGTCAACAACATGGGCCTACGATATTGCAACACCATGGGCTGAAGAAATGGCTCACATTATGGGTGAGGATGAATCTGGCAGTCTGACGGGTAAAATGATTATGGGTTTTGGTGTGCCAATTTGTAAGGTTGTCGGCGTCTGGCAGCGTTGGTTTGGGCCAAGTAAGAAAGAACCTGGTTTCATCAAAGGTGCAGGCCTTGTTATAATTTTTGTTATGTTTAAACTAGTTGCAGAACTTGGTCGTTTAATTGAAAGAATTATTCCAAAGAAAAAGGTGGCTTGATGGCAACATATACAAATCAAAGACCAGTTAAAATAACAGCCGATGGCAATGATGAAAAATATTTTGGTGACCACGTAACACATTTTTTCAACACAACCAGTTACGAAATTATCAATGCCCTTTCACAGGTTGACAAAGAAAGATTTTTTAAAATGTTGACTGACCATGAAAGTTTGATTCACAAGTTGTATGGTGAACCATCAACGAATTCTGTACTTTTTTTACCGGCAAGTGCAAGAAAAAATATTAATAAAAAATTAATCAACGAATATAAAGTGTGGTTGGAGAAACAATGATAAACAGTTACACAACTATGGAAACTTTTAAAGCATCTGACGGCAATATAATTATATATGATTTTAATTGTGTACATATTTTTTTAAAGAAAACTTTTGAAGAAAATTTCTTAAAGCTTTCAGATGAAGAAAAAAAAGAAACTTTTTATATTAGCCAAGAATATGCTGATTTACTAAAAAAATTGTTGGATGAGCCTCTTGGTGAAGATCGTGGAGACATAAAAGAAGAATATGAATATTTTATTTCTACACCTAGAACTGACGTCATCGGTGGATCTGTATATGATATAAAAGCGGAAAGATTGAGACTACAAAAAGAATGGTTGGAATCGCAAAATAACTAATATCGGTTTTATATTATGACAACAAAAGAAGATAGAGATAGATATCACTGGTATCAAAATGCACAGAATATGTTTTGGCAAAGTCCAATATGGGAAGAACAAACTCGCTTTGATGAGCAATTCAACGAAACTTTATTGGACGAAATCTACGGTATAGGTAAAGATATCGTATTGGGTAAAGACAAAGACCCAAACAATAGTATATGGGACTACAGTAGACCCAACTTAGATATACTAAAACAAGAAATTATAGATATTGTAACCAAGAAGATTGTACAGAACATTCCACAATTGAGAATGTTAAACATTCGTGGTTGCGAACATTTCATGGGTTGGATTAATGTACGAGAACCAAATGAACGTTTGGAAGTACATGGACACACCGAATCTGCAATTGCTGCAACATACTACATCAAAGCTAAGGAAGGGTGTGGAGACTTGGTGGCATTTGATTCCTCACATTCTATTGATTGGTTGAATAATAGGTTGAGTGGTAGTCCATTCATGCGTGAACGTAGATTTAAACCTGTCGAAGGTCGGTTAATTTTTTTCCCATCTTACGTTTTACATGGTGTTGATGAAAACAAATCGGATGACCTACGCATTTCACTATCAACTGACCTGAGAAAAGTGGTAGAAAAGGATGCATCAAATACTGTTATTCTGAAGAGCTGGGCCGGCCGTATGGCCAAAATTAAAGATTGGAAGTAATGTTTATCAAACTGGAAAATACATTTGAAAAACCACTTTACGCAATTACTGATCCGCTAAAATCATTTCAAGTCGAGGGTAAAGGCATTGACTATAAAAAGATATGGTCACCAGAAGCGGAAAAGATATATGGCATTTTACCAAAAAGGTACTGGCCAGATTTCCACTTGACAGTTATGACAATTGATTGTATAATCCCACCACATACAGACACAGAAATCATAACCTCAATTAATTTTTATCTCCAGACAGAAGGTTGCACAACAACATTTTATAAGCCAAAGGTTGAGAAACCAAGAACGGTGCAAGTTAAAAATCAAACAAATGGTCATATATATTTTGAGGAAGATTTAGTTGAAGTTGATAGTTTTGTGGCCAAAGATTTTGAAATTTGGTTACTTGATGTAAGTCGAATACATGGCGTTAAGGGTGAATTCAATTTGCGTAAAGCCATCACCTTAGGAACTTTTGTTCATGGGTATGAGAACGTAATTCGGATGTTAAAGGAAACCAAAAATGTCATTTGTTAAATTAAAGAACCTTTATGAGTACATGCCTCACACAGTTATACCACGAGGACGAGCAGATTCGTTTGCCGGTAAATATGGTTTAGGTGTTAGACACAATACCATTTGGACACCAGAACCTGAATTGGAAAAATTGTATAAGGTTATTCCGGAACGTTATCATAAAGATTTTCAGGTAACAAGAATGTCGATCAACAGTTTGTTGTTACCACATGTTGACAATGATTTTATAACCACAATTAATTTTTATTATGAACCACAAAATTATAAAACTAACTTCTTTAAACCAAAAGAAGGAGTAAGTTCTTGGAAAACAGAAGAAGATAGGCACACAGATGTTACAACTGAACGTATGGAAGAAAAAGATATAGATATAGAGGCACTAAAAACCCGTGTCAAAGAATTTGTATCAGAAAAACAAAATATGCCGACATGTGAAGATATCACATATGTTGACGCCGTTTATACATTTGATGATGTATATGAGATTGGTTGTTTTGTAGCTCAACCTAACGAAGCATATATGTTGGATGTTAGAGTGGCTCACAATGTTGAACCACTAGGTGAAGTTAAAATCAGAAAGGCTTTTTCTCTGAGAACTAGACATTATGATTACGGTCAAGTTTATGATATGTTAAAAGAAACTGGAAATTTATAAAGGACAAAAAATGTTTTTTGAGAAATTAAACTACACGGTAAATATTGAAAAATTAAAAAACGAAGTTCGTGAAAGTGTTTTTACTTTGGGTGACCAAGTCATACAGGGTGAAGAATATGAAACACCAAAATATAATGGTTTTGGTGGATGGAGTTTATTGTGTAGAGAGGCCACATGGACAGGTGGTTGGGAAGCAATTCAACTTGAACATGGACAATCACTGGAAAATTTTCTTCCAACAGAAGAATTGATATACAAAGCATATAAACACTTTAATATTTCTCATGGATTGGAACATGATAAGCCAACTGAAGCTTATGTTGGTGAAATTAAAAAAGTACTGGATGACATACGCGAGATGGGGTTTCATCCTACAAGAGCCAGAGTGACTTGTTTAAAAGCACATTCAAAAAGTTTGGTACATAAAGATGCCAATGAAACTGAATATATGGCACGAATACACATACCGTTATGGACAAACAAGAAATGTGTACATATTTGTCAAGGCAAGAATTTACATATGCCAGCCGATGGTGGTGTGTGGATTCTTTGGACAAATCAGTGGCATCAAATAAGAAATGATTCCGATGAAGATAGATATCATATTATAATGGATGCATACGACACCAAAAAAATAACTAAATTTTTCAATTATGATGGTGAATTTGAACAATTAGAAAATTACGTAAGAGGTTATAGAGAAAAAATTGATTCTTCAGACTTAACTGAAGAGGACATTGATTTTTTTGAAGCCATTAGACAAAAATATGTCACCAAAAAAGTTAGAGACAACGAACTTATTTAATTATGATTGATACACACGGTATTATTTTTACCGGCATGGAAAGAACTAGAACAATTAGTCGACCAGCTGGTGCAGCAAGATTAAGAACAGTTTTAGACCAACATGGTTACAACATTGAGGTTGTTGACTATTTTGGTAATTTCACCGAAGAAGAAATAGAAACAGTTTGTGCTAGGTTTATTGGACCAAAAACTCTGTTTGTTGGTATCAGTATCACATTCATTTATGCATTCGATAAAATTAATTTTTTGTTTAATCATATCAGAGAAAAATATCCTCATGTAAAAACATTAATTGGCGGAAATGAAACACCAATTGATGGTGTCGACCTATTGAAGGTTGATAGAGTATTCTGGGGTTATGCTGAGGAAGCGGTACTACACTATATTAAATTTTTAACCAAAAAGCGTTTGGATGATTTGAAGTGGGTTCCATATAGAGGTACATTGGCTATTAATGCCGAAATGATTTATAAAAACGATGATAGTGATTTGTCTATTAAATGGTTAGAAAGTGACCTGATTAAAAATAACTTTTTACCAATTGAAATTAGTCGCGGTTGCATTTTTAGATGTAGATTCTGTGCATTTCCGTTGTTGGGTAAAAAGAAAAATGACTATATTCGTCATGTTGATAATTTGTCAGCCGAACTAAGAAGAAATTATGAGATGTTTGGTGTCAATAACTATTGGTTCAATGATGACACCTTCAATGACAATGTTGTCAAACTAGAGTATGTTGCCGAAGCTATTGCAAAAAGTGGTGTTAAAATTACATACACTGCATTTTTAAGAGCAGATTTGATTGAGAGATTTCCGGAAACTATTCCCATGTTGGCAGATACTGGATTGGTTGCTGCAACTTTTGGTTTGGAAACATTTCACCCCGAAGCAAAGAAAGCAATTGGAAAAGGTTTAGATAATGAAAGACAATTTGAAGCAATTCGAAAACTTAAAAAGTACAAACCAACTTACACATATACAGGTATGATTTGTGGTTTACCAGGTGAACCATTATCGAGCGTATACAATAGTCAAAAGATGTTAGTGGAACAAAATTTTGAAGTATTTGATAATTGGGATTGGTGGCCTTTGGTAATCAGAAAAAATTCAGTAAGTCGGCTGAGTGAATTTGAAAAAGAATACGGCAAATGGGGTTACACTGAAATGATATCAGGTGAATATAACATATCTAAATATGATGACGATACAAGATACAACAATGATGATAGCAACTTGATGATGTGGAAAAATAAATATTTAAATTATTTTAGTGCCAGAACAATTGCGACCCTTTTGAATAAAGAGACTGAACAATTGCGGATCAAGGCCGGCAAATCAATCTATGGAAATGCTGACAAAGGTGTTAGTATCAACCATGATGTGTATGAGTTGGTTGGTTTGGGAGTTGATGTGAAAGATATAATTGATGGAACATTTGATAAGTCTGCTTTAAATAGAAAAATTGAAGAAGCCGATCAAACCATCCTTGAATACAAAAAACTGAAGTTAGGATTATAATGTTTGTTTATTGCCCACCAAAAGAGATTCCAAAAATTGAGTCTCAAACTTTTCCTGACGGGAAAAGATACTATGTTACACCAGATGGTAAAAAGTTGCCGTCAGTCACAACCGTGGTGGGTGCTCAAAAGAAACAGGCCATCATGGAATGGCGTAGGCGTGTTGGTGAAGAAGTTGCTAACAAGATATCTAAACAAGCGACCTCCCGTGGTACCAATGTACACACCTTGTGTGAACATTATCTGAACAATGAACCTAAACCACCAGGTGTAGTTATGCCTGACGCTAAGGAAATGTTCATTTCCCTCAAACCACTACTAGATAAAATTAATAACATACATTATCAAGAGGTTGGATTGTGGTCCACTCAATTAGGTTTAGCTGGTCGAGTAGATTGTATTGGTGAATATGAAGGTGTTTTGTCGGTAATTGACTTTAAGACTTCCAAAAAGTTGAAGGACATTAAAGATATCCAAGATTACTTTTGGCAAACAACAGCATATGCATTGATGTATGAAGAGTTGGTCGGTCAACCTATTGATGATATTGTTATCATTATGGCCGTGCAAGATTCCGGACCTGTGGTATTTAAACAAAAGACACAAGATCACATTGAGGGGCTTGTGAGAGCTATTGACTACTACCACAAAAATAGTTAAAACATGACACAAAGTATTTGGCGTAAAGAAGAAATTATAATTGCGGATGAGTTGCAAGAATTAATTCCAAAACTACGACAAGAGTTTTTGAATTATCACAAAGATTTCTATACGGAGTTTCGTGGTGGTGTGTCATACGCTGATTCAAATGAGAATGCAACAATCACGGAAGAAGAGCGTAATGTTTGGAAAGTTGAAGGTCTACGTTATGTATTACCGGAAAAAAATGTGGAACATAACATGTTCCTTGATCCAAAATTACAAATGATTTTACCTACTGCGGCCGCACTAACCAAAAAGTATTTTAAATACTGTGGTTGTAGTGGTTACAGCATATTGGATGCGGGTGGTGTCATTAAGACTCACACCGATATTGAAAATAGGGATAGAAGAACCGTCAGAATACATATACCGTTAATTATACCAGAAGGTGACACCTTTTTGCAAGTAAATGTTGTACGGTGTGATTGGTCAAACATATTTGCGTTTGACAATGAAGAACCACATAGCGCATACAATAACACAGGTGAACGGCGATTAATTTATATCATAGATATAGCTAGATCATTTTTAGGAATTCCAGCAGGTAAGAGACATTAACCGCTTGACAAATATAAATGAATGTCGTATAATTTGGTCTAAAAGGTTCGTTCTAATAAAAGAATGACTAAATAAGATATGGGTTTGGTGGAACCCATTCAAAAAAGTACCATTACACATTACACACAACTAAGGAGATACTATGTCAAACATGACACCTTTTGAAATCCGTCTTGAACTATTAAAAATGGCCAGAGACATGTTATATGATACTTATCACGCAGATAGAGAACGTCTTTCACAAGACTGGAATATCAAATGCGATACAGCAAGGTCTAAGGGTGAAATTCCACCCGAACATCCGGCTTTGCCAACAACCCCCTCTGAATCCGACATTATCAACAAGGCTCATAGCTTGAATGGATTCGTGTCGAACATTGCTGCGCCTGAAGCAGTCAAGGTTACTAGAAAATCTAGTTGAGGGGTTAGGGGGAGGAAACTCCTCCTTAACACACAAGGAGATAGAATGAAGTTTTCATCAACTTTATTAATTGTTTTAGCAACAATGTGTTTACCACTATTTGCACAACAACAAAAAATTACTATTGAACAACAAGTCGGCGATAACATTAACAAACAAATAATGTGTATTGCAAAAAACATTTATTATGAGGCTGCATCAGAATCACATGAAGGTAAATTGGCTGTTGCACAAGTAACAATCAACCGAGCAAACAGCAAAAAATATCCGTCAGATTTTTGCGGTGTTGTATATCAGAAAACAGGTTCAACCTGTCAATTCTCATGGACATGCGAGAAGGTTAATCCCATCAAGAACCCTTATGCTTGGGAAGAATCACTCTATATTGCCAAACGAGCACTTACCGAAAATGTATTGCACCGAGAGCTTGCCAAAAGTCAAGCAATGTTCTACCATGCAACCTATGTTAATCCAGGTTGGTCTCTTAAAGTAGTTAAGACGATTGGTAACCATATATTTTATAAGAAAGCTTAATTGTGCCTACGAAAACTGAAATTAATGAATTTAGTGAGATGATTACTCTAATCACTAAAGCGAATAAGATTACACACATGGATGCAATAGTACACCACTGCGAACAAACAGGCATGGAGGTTGATATTGCATCATCTTTGGTATCTACAGCACTTAAAGCAAAAATCCGTGAAGAGGCGCAGGAATTAAATCTACTAAAGAAAAGTGCCACATTGCCATTTTGATTTATGTCGGACACTACTGGTTACGAAGCTTATGCACTCTTTCAGAGCATTAAGTTGCATTTTACTACTGATAGCTACAATTTTTTCCGTTATAACGGAAAGACCAATACGACAAAAGATTCCTTTTCCGTACACAAAGCTAAGTATTCCTTTTACAAATTGTCACGCAAATATGACATAACGGATCTCCGTGACTTTTATGTTGCCAACTTTTTGGAAAGTGATATCAAGTGGATCGGAGAACTTACCGGTCCAGATAGTGAGTTGGTATATAAGAAGTGGCAAAAAAGAAACCAGAGCTTGACTTATCTCTTCGAACAAGATATAATAAGACTGTTGGTTGAAGTTGAGTCACCAAATAAACTTCTGACAGTAGAAGACGGTCAATACCCAATCCTACTAAAAGAAATGACACACAACGACACCAACATAGAAACGGTGTGCATACTAAATGACATTATGAATTTTCTGCCAATGTGGAACAAAAAAATATCGGATGATGTTGTTTGGCCTTCATTAAAGAGAAGAATTGAAAAGTATACACCGTTTCTAACTTATGATAAAGAGAAGTTTAAATTGATCCTGAAAGAAAGTTTGAAAGAACATGCCGAAAATTAATTGCATTTATTTGGATATGGACGGTGTTATCGCCGATTTTGAAAAACGGTATGAGGAATTGTTTTCAATAAGTCCAGAAAAAACTAGAGATCGTGGAGAATTTGATACTTACTTTGATAAATTCATTGCAGAGGGTAACTTTGAAACATTGGAGTTAATGCCAGATGCAATGGAGTTGGTTCAAGCATTGCGTAATGCATTACCACCAACACAGATTCTATCGTCCACAGCCAATGAGGCTAGATATGATGCAATCTCAAAACAGAAAATGATTTGGTTGGAAAAACATGGTATAGATTTTCAAAAAAACTTTGTACCAGGTAAAAAACTAAAGAAAAAATACGCTCGAACAGATACGTTAATCATTGATGATACGGAAAGTGTTATCAGAGATTGGCGCGCTGCAGGTGGTACGGCAATCTTACACAAGAATGTTGCAGACACCTTGGTACAGTTAAAGTTTATACTTGACAGTGCCTAAATATTATTATATAATGCATCATGTGGATAATCCGTTTAATACAAATATACTCCGTTAATACTAGAAAGGTAAATTATGGTAGATTTCTCTAATCTTAAAAGAAGTTCAGGCAATCTGGACAAATTGAAGGCGAAAGTCTCTGAGCTCAATGCATCCACTGAGGGTGCAACCGACAAGGAAAAGTTCTGGCGACCAGAAGTTGACAAGGCCGGTAATGGCATGGCAACAATTCGATTCCTCCCGGCATCTGCACAAGATGGTGATGATGGATTGCCTTGGGTAAAAATCTTCTCACATGGTTTTCAAGGACCAGGCGGTTGGCTTATTGACAACTGTTTGACAACCAAGAGCCAACAGTGTCCAGTCTGTGAACACAACAACAAATTGTGGAACTCTGGCATCGAAGCCAACAAAGAAATCGTTCGCAAACAAAAGCGTAAGCTTAATTATATTGCAAACATTTACATCGTTAGTGATCCGAAACATCCAGAAAATGAAGGTCAAGTTAAACTCTTCAAATTTGGTAAGAAGATTTTCGACAAAATCACTGAAGCGATGAATCCGGCTTTTGAAGATGAAACACCAATCAATCCGTTTGACTTCTGGAAAGGTGCAAACTTCAAACTGAAGATCACTAAGGTTGCTGGTTATCAAAACTACGACAAGTCTGAATTCACTTCAGCTGCACCGTTGTCTGAGAATGATGAAGAACTTGAAAAAATCTGGAAATCAGAATCAGCTCTATCTGAGTTGGTTGCTGACAAAGAATTCAAGTCTTATGATTTCTTGAAGAATCGGTTGGAAAAAGTTCTTGGTTTGAATGATGATGGTGATGCTCCACGAGCACGTACCACTGTTGAACAAGCAAAAGCTGCACCTAAGAAGCCTGTTGCATTTGATGCACCATCGGAAGATGATGACGATATGGCATACTTCAGTAAGTTGGCTGAAGAAGACTAAAACTATCCCACTGGAAAGTTAGAACCCCGCCTTGTGCGGGGTTTTTTGTTTATACTACTCTAGTGGACTTCATTATGAGGTCCATAAATGTCTCCTCATCGTTCCTGACAGATATTTCACTAGGTCTTAGACCAACTCTTTGTTGAGTCTGAGATACATTAGTTACCGTTTTATTAACAACATCATTCAAACTATTGTCCCTAGCCACACTTTGCATATTCAAGTCAATATTGTTGTTTGTGAGATTGCTGACTGGTGAAGCAGGTGGAACAGGTATTGCCATTGTTGAAGGTGCGGCCGCAGCAGGTGGTGTATCTGTTGCCGGAGCCATTGGAGTTACCTTGCCTGTAGAAACCCTTGGATTTACCTCAGGTGTTGGTATCGGTGTGGCAGTTTGTGGTACACTCAATCCTTGCATTGGCACCTGATACATTGCGCCTCTGTTGGGGTTTTCTTGCAACCACTGTTTTAAACCGGTCCTATCTTTACCTAACTCGCGTACTAACTCATCATCTGTTTGGTTGGAATTAACAAATTCCTCAACAGTTTGCCTATTCACTTGTTTCATTGATTTGGCTCTGAGTTGTTCTGTAGCCTGACCCTCTGTAAGGTTGCCACCTTCTTTTTTGCTTCTAACACTTAAAGCATAAGCGTTATTATCATATTCTTTAGAGTATGGGTCATCATCTATTTTACGTTTTTCTATTGCGGATAACATAAACGGAGTAGCTATAACTGCTGCAGCAATTGACGCGAGCCCCAAAGGACTCAAAACGGCACCAAGAGCCCACTTCATAGCTGGCGCGGCCACTTGTGCAGCTGTTCTAGCAATTGATTTAGCTAAATCTATGGCAAGCCCAGCAACCTTTGCACCCAATTGAGCTAATAAAACTCCAAAATTTGATAACATTTCAAACAAACTATCAAACATAGATTTTGATCCTTCAGGTTCTGCGGTTGCGTTAGGATTAATTCGTTTCATTAGTTCTTTGAGTGTTGTCATCAACTCATCATGCCGGCGTTTTTTCTCCATAGACACTTCTTCTGCAAAATTCTCCGACTTTTGTTTTAAGTTCTTTTGATTTTCATATGAACTTTTTAGAAAACCGTAAATTTTAGCCAACTGTTCGTTTATACCCGCATCACCTTCACCCTGGCCTCCCAATTTATTCAATTTTTCAGACTTACCACCAAAACGAATATGACGTAATCTACCAGTGAAGTAGTCAATATCTTCTTGCTTTCGACCCATCATCTTACCCAAGAGAGCTGGACCCAATTTAGAACCAAATGTCATAAACTTAGCAACAGCCAAAGGATCAAATTTCTCTTTGATACCTTTCATTCTGGCCTGAGTTTTCATCGATATTGTTTTACCGATTGCACCGGCTACACCTTTGGTGGCCAATTGGTCAACAAAAAGGTCCTTGAAACTTGTGCCGCGAACCCTTTTAGCTTGTTGATAATTCAGTTTATTGTCTGCCATCTTTTACTTCCTTTTGTGTGCTGGTCTATCATCAACTTTTGCTGGTGTGGATGATTCACTTGTATTCGACACATTTGTTGTATTTTGTTGAACATTCACGGGTGCAGGTTTATCTTGTACCTTCATATCTTTGTTTTCTTTGGAAACATTATCTATTTGAGAACCAACACCTTCATAATTTTTTGAATAATTATTCACCGTTGATAGTAACTTGGCGCCAATACCTTTATCCAAATTTAGTTTTGCACCACCAATTGTTTGTGTGACTGCACGATTGGCTTCTTCTTGATTTGTAAATTCAAGGCCCTTTTTACCCCTTCCACGTTTAATAAATTCCGCAGAAATTTTTGCCGCAATATCAGGTTGCAATAGTGCGTCTGGATTTTTTACTAAATCTATACCTGCAATTTTACTATACTCTTTATAGTTATTTTTTCCAGTTAGTTGAATAAAACCACGGCCTCTGTACTTATAACCATCACCTTCTTCTGTATTTCCCATTGATTGACCAATGACAGTATTTTTACCATAAACTAATTCACCAAATTTGTAAGGATCTTTTTTAATTACATCTATTTCAGAGTCATTTAAATGTTTAACTCTCGTAGTAAACACTTCTCTTATTCTATTAGCAGAAGTACCTTTGTATTTCAATAAATTTTCTTCTAGCTCAGTACCTTGAGTTTCTTTCTGAACATTTGCCAAAATTGCTCTTTGTGCATATACATTTGTTATACCTGCTGCGACCATGGCACCAATAATTGGGCCGGCAACTGCGGACATACCTTTAGGTAATTTTGATGCGGTTGTTACCGGTGGCTTTGTAGTCACAGAAGGTTTCTGTGTTGCAGTAGGAGGTTTAACCGTTTCTGGTGCTTTTACTGGTTCCGCAGGTTTTGGTGCCGCTGGTTTTTGTGTTTGTTTAACTGGTTCAGCTGTCTTAGGAGCTTCCTTCTTAGGTGCCTCTGTCTTAGGAGCTTCTTTTTTGGCTTTAGTTTCGGCTTCCTTTTTTGCTCTATCTTCAGCTATCCGTTTTTTGCTGGCATCATCAGCAGCTCGTCTAGCATCTGAAGCCTTTTTGGCTTCTTCTGCTGCCTTAGCGTCATCTGCTTTTTTCTTGGCCGCTTCTTGAGCTCGATCAGCTTCTTTTTTTTGTGCTGAGGTTTTTGCGTCTGCTGTTTTTTTATCGGCGGCCGCCTTGGCATCATCTGCTGATTTTTTATCTTTTTTTATCTGTTCATCTTTTGCAGAAGATTTTTGTTCTTTTCTTTTATCCTTTTCTGCATCTGTAGGTTTCTTGGCTGGTTCATCCTTCTTGGCTGGTTCACCTTTTTTAGGTACTTTCGGTTTTTTAGTTTTTTTACCGACAGTAGATTTTGCAGTTTTCTCAACTTTTTCAGATTGCTTTTGTTCTTTACTAATACCTTTTTTTCGTTTTGGTTCTCTGCGTAAAGTCAAGGCCTTGATAATTTCTTGGTGTTGTCTCTGTTCCTCAGAATCACTTTCCTCTTTTAGATTTAGTTCTCTCTGATATTCCAATCTTCTCTCTTCATCAGAATCAACCATCAATTGGTATATTGATCCAAGATACTGTGTATTGGACATACTGCCAGAGGTTTCACTCATGGCAGGTTCAATTTTTTTCGATTTAAATACTGAACTTAATTTCGATAATCCACGGCCGAAACCGCCAGTAATTTTACCAGCTGTCTCTTTTAAACTTTTTGTTATTTCAGCCATCTATTATTTTCTCATGCGTTCTTTTAATTTCTGATTCTCTTCTTCCAAATATTGAATTAGCATGGCGACATAGATATCTCGTTCCCAAGGTATCATATTCTCAAGTTCAGTAAGACTATACTTATGGTGTTGCATCAAAGAAAAGTTAGTCTTAAAGTAATTTTTTAAATCATCATAACAAAGTATTAAACGAAAAAACTTTCGAGTCCCTCCACATCCAACTTATGTGGAAAACCACATTTTGAACATGTGATATCAACCGACTTTCTTAACTTTGGAATACTATTGAAAAAGTTTTCCAATTTCTCAAATTGTTCTTGGCTTAATTGTTCGACAAATTCAACCAATTCTTGTGTTGTCTGTTCTTTTGCATAATGAAACTGTTCACCATCATATATGTGTTCTATAGACTGAGCCAACATGTTGAAGGTAACATCAGTGATGTTGTCAATATCAACCGAATCTTTTATTAACTTGAATGGTGGATAACGCATCTTAATAACAATTTTGTCAGTCAATTGAATTTCAGGATCAATATGTTCCTGATATTCAGGCTTAATTTCCATCAAATTAATCTTTACTTCCATAACATTGCCGCATGTCTTACCGTCTTCGACTTCATTATTGCAACGATATTTTGTTTCTGAAATTTCACCAACAGACTTTGCTCTCAGGTGAATAAAGTAATACTCAACATCAACTATCGAAAGCTCATCGATATCAAAATCTTTGGTTAATGTACAAACATCCAAGATTTCTCGTACATTGTGTTGTATGCTGTGTGCATCACCAGATTCCATTGCCATCAAAAGAGCTTTCTGCTCCTTTACTAAAAACGGTCTGTATTTTATCTTCTTCTTAGAAAGCGGTAATTCCAGTTCATAAGTTGGCACTTCAAGTTTTGGTAAAGCCATAATATCTCCTTAATTATTTTCAATTTTAACGGTCGACTCCAATGATTGTGCAATTGAGTTGAAACCTATTCCGATGCCGCCAGCAGCGCCGCCACCAAGTCCACCTAAACTTGTGGCCACCGAGTTTAAACCAGCATCGATCAGTTCCATACCTAATGCTTGCAACGAATTGTTTTTCCAATAAGTATATGCAAAAGTTACTGACAGTTTATGGTAACCATCTGCGTTCCAATCTAAGTCTAGTTGGTTCATGGAAATAGGGAATGCATCATATAAATTCACAGAATACGACAGTTTGTTTCCAACATCATATTGGTTGACTGTGATCGTTGTTGCATAATTTTCTTTATATCTCATATTGTAATTAAACATTGGATTAATATAGTTTAACCATGCATCAAAAAACACTTTTGATTCCATGTTGTCATCAATTATAAAAGTCAAATCTATGTCAGCATATGTAGTGAGATATGGATGTTTCTCAACTGGTCCATAAGTTTTTTGTTCAGTTGTTGCAAGAGTTCTACCTGGAAGTTGTGCGTTTTCACATCTGTATGTAAGAGCTCTTGCTGTTGAGATGTACGGAATCAATGTCACTGGTATAGGAATGTTCACATCAAATCTATTTGGTCTGGCCAAATCACCTGAAAAACTTGATTTAAAATCACTGATTGATCTAGGCATTTAATTGTTCCTTATTTCTTCTAGTGAATCTTTCCAGACTTCTTTTGGTTGTGCTTTTTTGAACTGGTGTACTGGCAAATATGTTGCAACATCCCATTCTTCTGGTTCAACAGCAAGAATCCTGGATTTTATGTGACTGTACAGGTACTTCTTCAGGCAAGGTCTAAACTCTTTTAGTCTAGATGACGCATCCAACATAGGATAAGTCACCCTGACTCGTTTAATTTCATCCTCGTCATTATATAAAGCAAAACTCAACAACTTCTTTAGGAAGATTACACGATATCTAAGTGGTAAGTAATGTATGTTTAAACCAATGAATCCATCAGATTGCCGTTTTAGTGGTATCACCAAAGGGAATCTGTCATAATAAGGCAAGTCATTCTTGGTTTTAGGATCATACACAAAGTAATACATACCACCCATCAAGAATTTTTGTCTATCGGCTGGTCTTGTCCATCTTTCCTTTTCTTTTGTGATAGGAACAGACAATCGACCTGGATTTCTCAGGCCTGCAATTTTTTGCATCAACCATTTCAAAGACTGGCTGCTCATCGTTGGATGTTCAGCTGCGATCTTCTGTTCGGTCAGTGTGGTTAGTATGGATTTTGTTATCATTGGATATTTAGTTACAGTCCAAGGTCATCTTCTGTAATAATCTGGAAGGCCCAGCCCCTATCTTGACAATATTCATTTGCTGCCTTCCATTTAGCACTGTTAACACCCCATGTAGTGACTTCATTTATGTACTGTTTAGTGACACGCTTTTGTTTTTTCGGTTCTTGTGTCTGTTTTTTAGGTTTAACCTCAATCATCAATGTCTTTAGTTTACCCTCTTTGGTGCGTACTTTGACTAAGAAGTCTGGATAATAACGATGAAACTTATTATCCACTGGAGATTTGTAAGGAACTATCAACTCTTCTGATGCCCACGATATAATATTTGGATTTTTATCGAGCCAGTGCATCACTCGACACTCCCAACTCGAGCGATATATGATATTTTTGTGGTCACCCATGTATTTTTGTGGGTTTGTTGGTTTAAATGTGCCGGAATATGCCATAGTTCATAAATAATTGTGTATATACCAATCCAACGCCGGTGTGGAACGTCAGTTATGAATATATATGCGATTTCTTTTTGTGGATATGATACATAAATAGATTTTATACACACTCTTTTCTAAGAAAAACAATGGCACTCATCACAATACCAACATCTATAGGTGGTTTAAACATTCCCGCAGGAATATTTGGCGGACCTTTGGGGTCACTATATCGAAAAGGTGGACTGGAATATGTACAATATCCGAGAGATTTGGGTAGTGCAACAAAATCACATTCGGTTCTATTTACGATAGAAGAGATACAAGAGACAAAATTTCAGGACGTTTTAAATAAGATTGAATCTTTGTTCAAATCCAAGTCTGATCCAATTCCTGAAGGTGCAGCCACAGTTGATGAACAAAATGCAATAAATGAGGCCTTAGCTGACCAGCGGGCTGGCACCACAGATAGAAGCTTTGTACAGAGTGCTGGTGATATGCTGAACTCCGGTTTAAATTCTCTTGGTGAATCCGTAAAAGAATTTAATAGTAGAAAAGGTGTGCCAGTAGGTTATATTGCGCTCTATATGCCGGAAAATTTTAACATCACATCAAATATGTCATATGATGACACTACAACAATAGCCTCGGCAGCAGGTGCATTACCATTAATTGGTAGTGTAGTTAGTAAAGTAACTGACAAACTTCAGAATAATGACGCTGCTAAACTTGCTTTAAACAGAGCCGGTTATGTTTTTAATCCACAAAAACAAATGTTGTTTCAGGGTATTGAGTTTAGAGAATTCAATCTATCTTTCACTTTCACACCATATTCACAAAGGGAAGCGGAAGATGTTAAGAAAATTATCAAAATGTTTAGGATGTGGTCGGCACCAAAAACATCTTCGGCTGGAGCTGGTATGTTCTTTGTTCCGCCTGCGTTATTTGGTGTGGAATTTCAGTTTCAAGGTAAGATAAATCCAAATTTACCAAAGTTAGAAAGATGTGTTGTAGAATCGGTTGATGTTAATTATGCACCAAACGGATGGGCTGCACACAGTGACGGTGCACCAATACAAACGACCATGGCAATTCAATTGAAGGAAATCGTACTGATTGACCGTGCAAAAGTGAATGCTGGATACTAAAATGCAATACTTTAATTCTTTACCTAAAGTTCAATATACCAATAAAAATGGTGTTTCTACAGTGTACACCAACTTATTGGCTAGAGCAAGCATAATTCCAAGTCTGTTGAACAATACATTAAATTTTTATGATTATGACATACAAGACGGTGACACACCGGAAATTGTAGCATACAAATATTATGGTGATTCTTATAGATATTGGGTGGTACTATATGTGAATCAAATAAATGATGCACAATGGGATTGGCCATTAGATGATAGAAATTTTCGTGAGTATATGAATGAAAAATATGCCGATAATACCGCGGAGAATGTTCACCATTATGAAAAGACTATTACACAAACAAATAGAACATCTGGCACAGACTACGATATAAAAACCACAACAAATAGCTTTTCGATTACAGAAGAAGAATACACCGAACTGCAAAATGCAGGTGGAATAGAAACAAATACATATGTTCTGCCAACCGGTTCAGTTGATGTTACAATAGAATCAAGAATAGTTACAAATTATACATATGAGCTTGAACTGAATGAATCTAAAAGAAGTATAAAATTGTTAAACAAAGCATTTATTGACCAATTCGAAAAAGATTTTATGGATTTAATGAAATAATATGGAAGATACGGATGCACCAAATGGTGGTTTTTATTATCCACAAGATTTTAGTTTAGAAGCTGTAGATATAACTACAGATTCTGGAAATGTATATAAACTAAAATATCTTGTTGTTGAATTGTCTTTCTTTGAAGACATATACGCTTTTGCGTGTTCGGGCAATGTAGTATTGCGGGATGCTGTTGGCTTAATTGAAAAGCTTAAATTAGATGGTTCAGAAATAATTGAAATTACTTATGGTAAATCAAGTTCACAAAAAAAATCTGAAAAGAATTCTAGAAAATATAGACTGTATAAAATTGGTAACAGAAAGCCGTTAGGCAATAAAACAACAGAATTTTTTACAATGTATTTCTGTTCAGAAGAATTGTTTTTATCTGAACAAATAAAAATATCCAAATCTTTTAAGGGACAAACGATATCTAAAATTGTTGGTAGTATATTATCGGATACTAACAATGGTCTAAACGTAAACAGATCAAAAATACAAAAAATTGAAAATACTTATGGTGTTTATGATTTCGTTATACCAAAACTAAAACCACTTGAAGCCATTAGTTGGTTGTCTACATATGCTAGGCCAGAACGCCGAAGCGGTGCAGATTCAGGTGCAGATATGTTGTTCTATGAAACTAATGATGGATTTTATTTTCAGTCATTACAATCTATGTTTACGGCGGCACCATATGCAACCTACAAATATCAACCATCCGATTTAGATTTCAAAAATAGTTACGAAAATAATTTTAATATTATAGACTATGAATTTATCAAAACTTATGACACACTTGATGCAACAGCTTCTGGTATATACGCAAATAGATTGATAAGTATTGATCCGTTGTTGAGAAAAAGGACTATTACCGATTTCAATAAAGACAAATTGACTGGTTACTCAAACTCTGGATCACCGAGTAATAGATTTGGTAAAAAATTAACGGATATGTATGATAGTTCGTTAAAACTTGCGTTTAGTAATTCCAATCAAATTAACGGGCCATATATAAAGCAAGGCGAAAGTCAAGTCGGAAAAGATATTTTTATAGAAACTTCTGTGCCAAATAGGTCAGCACAAATTGCTTTGTCTAACTACACAGTGATGAAAGCAATAATACCTGGTGATAGTAACATAACAGCAGGAAGAACTGTTAATATTTTACTTTACTCATTACAATTTGGTGGCGATGCGGAGAATGCAACCCGAGCGCTCGATACATATTTTTCTGGCATATATTTGGTGACAGCTGTTCGACACATCATACAAACACAAGGTGTATATCAAACAGTTTTGGAATTGGCAAAAGAAAGTTTGAAATCTAGTTATGATACACAGGGAAATTCAGGAAGATTAAATGAATAATTTTATTGGTAAAGATGGATTTATTTGGTGGGTTGGTGTTGTTGAAGACAGAGCCGACACACTGGCTTTAGGTAGGTGTAAGGTCCGCATATTCGGTTGGCATACAGACAATGTTATGGATTTACCGACTGGTGATTTACCTTGGGCTCTACCAATATATCCAATAAATAATTCAAAATCGTTTTCAGCACCAAGAATTGGTGACTGGATAGTTGGTTTCTTTATGGATGGAGAATCCGCACAAGCACCTGTTATGATGGGTGTTCTACCTGGAATACAAGCATAATGGCAACACATAGTTTACCTCGGACAAGTAATCAAAATCTGAGACCATTATTTACTAATGATGGTCCAACATCTGGCAATCCAACAATACCAGCATTAGCTCGAGGCGTTCTTGCAGACACGATGATTGCATTTTCAAATAAAAACCTATCTCATGTTTGTGATTTTGTTGATGAAATGCGTAAAAATGTCGCATTGAAAAAGTTTCTTAAAGCTGTTGCGGATAAACTAAGAGATGGCATACGTGCAATTATGTTGGCTTTAGGAGCAAGTGATCTTACCGGTATGCTCGCTAAATATGTGGATCAATTGAAAACCGCAACTAGGTGGTTGAAACGAATACAGAAAGAAATAATACAACCAATTTTAGATTTTCAAAAATATGTTCTTGCTTTCATCACAAATATACGTGCAATAATTCAATGGATTCTTGGACTTCCTGCAAAATTTTTGGCTGTGTTGCGAGATTGCTTAAGTAGATTACTATTATTGATATCTAATGTGTTCAGTGATTTTTTTGTAGAATTAACAGCTGGTACCGATACCGGTTTGGGTGATCTAATTGCTGCAGGTAAAGAATTTGCTGAAGAAGCTTACCGAACTGTTAATCTGACTGCACAAATTGCGGTTGGCGCTGTTACTATTGTTAGTGCAGTTACAGTTGGTCTTTTAAATCCCGTAAGTGAATCTGAGTTAATAGACGCAAACAGAACAATTGATACATATGCAAGTACATTACCAACGGTAGAAAGTATTGCTGCATCTACAGCACCAGAAGATCAAAAGAAATCGGCACCTTAAAATATGAGTGATATAAAATTACCCCCAGCAGGTCAACAATGGACAGAACCGGAGTCTGCGGCCAATACAGATTATCAGCCAACTTATCCATACAATAGTGTGACACAAACGGAATCAGGTCATACATTTGAGATGGATGACACACCGACCCGTGAACGCATACGATTGAACCATCGATCCGGAACATTTATTGAAATGCATCCTGATGGTGATGAAGTACACAAAGTTTATGGTGATGGTTACGAAATCATTGTTAAGAACAAAAATGTAAGAATTGTAGGAACCTGTAATCTATCTATAGAGGGTAATTACAATATTGATGTAAAAGGTGACATGAATGTACAGGTTGGTGGTGATTACACATCTCTCGTAAAAGGTAGAACCGACATGCGTTCTCGCGGAGACATTTCTATTTCAGGTGATGATGATGTTTCAATCAGTGCAAATGAAAATTTTGGAGGTGCTTTACGATTATCTGCATGTGACCACTTTCATCTCGCTTCGGACTTGGTAGTTGCAGGTTCAATCAGTGCAGACATTATAACTTCTAAAACAAGGATAGATGCTCTTGGGGGCATATCTGCTGGCCCAGAAGGATTCGTGTCGGGTCTGGGAGGTTTATCCTTGGGATTTCCTACGCCGGCATCACCTATTGCAGTTCCTGGTTCTATTAATACAACAGGAGCAATCAATTCATTGACGGCAGTAAATGCACCACTGGCCAACTTCGGATTGGCAAAGATTGGTATTATGGATGCAGTTTTAATGACAGATGTTATAAATTCAGCAGTTTTTAATGGCCACATACATCAATCTACAGGTCCATATTCACCAACCACACCTTCACTAATTCAATTCTTGAGTTTATAATATGACAACTGTAAATAATGCTTCCGGAATTTATGCATCTTTAGGTTACAACTTTGATGATCCTAATGATGCTATAACCACACTCTCAGCCGACACGCAAGCCCACTTGAATACTATGCCGGCCTTTATCACTACATGGCAGGCACAAGACATTGCTAACAATGATGTTGGTGGTTATTATCAGAATCCGATGCAGACTAGTGCAATGTTGGTGAGAACCGCAGCAATAGAGTTATTTACTTTAGCGAATGGTGTGATAAATTTAGCAAATGTGGCTAATACTTCATGGGCACTATCAAATACCGCAAATTCATTCCTAGCACATACTAATAGAATTTCGGGTGTAACAGCATTTGCAGGTGACAATACAGTACCACATTTAGATATGGCTATGAGTGCTGGTAAAACTGCACTGTATATTACAAATCAAACTGATGGCATAATTGACACCTCTCCAATTTTAGGAAGTTTCACCAGCCTTTTTATTAAACCACAATTAGATGCAAATACACAAACATTGATACAAATCATATCAAATTTGAATATAGCGAACACAATCTCAAACACACAACCATACACATCGAATCTGGCCGGCTCGCTTGCACAGAACGTAAATTCTTTTATGGCTCAAATCAATACTTTTATGACTTATAGACAAACTAGTGATGTATCATACTATCAAAACTTGACGGCATTCATTGAAAAATACAATCAAACGAAAAGGTTCAATAATATGGGTCAGTCGGAGAACTATCTTGTGATGAATTACATCGGTACCGACAAACTAAAGACTAGAATCTCATAATTGCCGAAATTTTCGAAATTTTCGTTCCGGCCTAAGAATTTTTTGCGAGAGCTTCAAAAGTTCAATAAAGCGCTTTACTCCTACACATAAATAAAAGATGGCAACATTACAAAAGATTTATTCGGACATAGATTTCACACTCGCAAAGAGACCTGCGGTGGGTGATATTGCTTTGAGTTATGATTCCCAAGCAATTATACGTTCAATAAGAAATATATTACTCACAAAGAGGTATGAAAAGTTGTTCGATCCACAGTTTGGGTCAAATATAGACGCTTTGTTGTTTGAAAACATATCTAGCATTACAGCTTCTGCTTTAGAAAAAGAAATTTCTTTTGCACTGACGAATTATGAACCTAGGGTGAGTATTCAAAGTGTTGTTGTTTCGTCTTTTCCAGAAAAAAATGGTTACAGTGTGACTTTAACTTTTTACCTGATAAATGCAACGCAACCAACTACAGTAACAGTCTTTTTAGAGAGAAACAGATAAAATGGCAGGTGCTAATTCAAATTTCAACATAACCGAACTTGATTTTAATAATATTAAAACCAGTTTGAAGAATTATATGAAGGACAATGGCGTTCTTCAAGACTATAATTATGAAGGCTCTGCAATATCCACATTGTTGGATGTTTTGGCGTACAACACTCAATACAATGCATACTATTTAAATATGGTAGCTAACGAGATGTTTTTAGACACCGCGTTACAAAGAAATTCTGTAGTTTCACAAGCAAAATTGTTAAACTACATACCAAAATCTGCACTTGCACCATCTGCAAGCATCAATATAAGAGTAAATGGTGTTACGGATACATCTCTGACATTACCAAAATACACAAACTTTTTATCTGAAGCCATCGATGGTGTGAATTACAATTTTGTTAACACAGATGCAACTACAGTGAATGTTGTAAACGGTGTTGCAAATTTTACAGATATAACACTGAAGGAAGGTACGGCCAGTAACTATTCATATTTGGTTGATGGTGGAAACACTACACAAAAATTTAAATTACCTGAACTGAATGTAGATACAACCACATTGTTAGTTTCTGTACAGGAATCAACATCAAACAATTACACCAGAACATTCACATCAGCAGCAAACTATCTTACATTAAATAACTCCTCTGAAGTATATTTCTTGCAAGAAGGTATGAACGGTTACTTTGAGATATATTTTGGTAACAATATTTTAGGTAAAAAATTAAATGATGGTAACATTGTAAGAGTTTCGTACATTACAACCGGAGGAACAAACGCATCTGGTGCAAACAATTTTGTATTAATGAATACGATAAATGGTTATTCGAACACAGTTCTGACACCTATAACCTCTGCTTCTCAAGGTGCATTGAGAGAAACACTGGATTCTATCCGTTTACAAGCACCAAAATCATATTCAGCACAAGGGCGTGCTGTTACCAAAGATGATTATATTACCGCAATTCAACAGAATAATTTAGGGTATTCATTTGATGCAGTAAATGTTTGGGGTGGGCAAGAGAATGATCCTCCAGTTTACGGGCAAGTATTTGTGAGTATGAAACCAACCGGTGCATACGTAATGACACAAAACCAGAAGGTGAAATTGGTCAAAGATGTTCTCAGACCAATATCTATGATGACGATTGAACCAACTATTGTTGATCCTGATTACACATACATTCAAATAACTGCAAATGTGTTATATGATCCTAAAAAGACAACATCAACCGCAGCGCAAATTAAATCTGCTGTAAGAACAACTATCAATAACTTTGCAAAAACAACTCTGAACACTTTCAATTCAACGTTTAAGTCTTCAGAATTCAACAACAGAATTAATTTGGTAGATTCATCTATCATAACAAATGAAATTTCTATACACCTGCAAAAGAAATTTTATCCAAATCTAAGTACACCAACAACATATAAACTATATTACGGTGCACCTTTGGCCAAAGGTATGTTTTTAAGTGGTATATTGAGTTCTCCAACCATTGTGTATAGAAATCCACTGAATCTGGCACAAACTATTGAAGGTTTATATATTGAAGAAGTTCCTTCCTCAACAGGTGGCATTGAGAGTATCACGGTTACTAATCCTGGTTTTGGTTATCAGTATCCACCAACAATTGAAATCTTAGGTGATGGCTCTGGCGCAACGGCTGAGGCAGTGATTACAACCAATGGTGTTATTCGGTCAATAAATGTATTAACTCCAGGTACAAACTATACATCAGCAATAATCAAGATTACAAATTCAAGTGGAGACACCACAGGTTCTCTTGCGGCTGCGACTGCATCACTTGAAGGTCGATATGGAACACTAAGAACATACTTTAATGACACATTAAATGTGAAAACTATTTTTAATAGTAATGTAGGTACAGTTGACTATAACCTAGGTATAGTAACATTGAATGCACTCTCTCCAATAAGTGTTGATAATGAATTAGGACAACTAACTCTGTCTGCTAATCCAACATCAACAATTGTGTCATCATCTTTCAACAGAATAATTACAGTTGATGAGTTTGATCCACAGGCTATCATTGTAAATGTAACTGCTAAAACAACATGATAGAAACCGGACACTTAACCTCCGCACTGGTGCAGAATCAGTTACCGGAACACATTCGGGATAATCCGGAGTACAGTAATTTCCATGAGTTCCTACAAGCATATTACCAATGGATGGAACAAACAGGTAAGGTTTCGGATAGGTCACAGAATTTATTAAATTATAAAGACATTGATTCTACAACGAATGAATTTCTGGACTATTTTACAAACGAATTTCTGCCATTTTTTCCAAAAGATACTCTATTAAGTAAACAGGAATCTATTAAAGTTGCAAGACAATTGTACCAGACAAAAGGTACACCAGCATCTTATGAGTTTCTCTTTCGTATACTATTTAACTCTGAGTTTGAAGTTTTCAATACAAAAGATGCGGTATTTAAAGCCTCAGCCGGAACATGGTACATTGCCAGAAGTTTAAAGTTAGCTTCAAGTAACAGAAAATTCTTAGATACACAAAATCTAAGAGTTTTTGGTGAAGAATCTAAATCAATCGCAACGATTGAAAGTTGTGTATTATCTGGTGATAAAACCGAAATCTTCATTTCAAATATCGAAAGACTATTTGAATCTGGTGAATTTGTTCGCATTGTTGACAGCAATAACCAAGATGTTGAGTTTGATGGTGAAATACTAAGAGCTAAAGTTGTTGGTCAAATCAGTCAGATTAAAATTGATACTGTTCGTAGAGGTTCATTGTATCAACCGGGTGATCCTGTTGTTGTTTATGGTGGTATAGAAGATACTGTCAATGGTATTGGTGCATCAGCTATCATTGGTGATACAACCAAAGGAGCAATACAACGTATCAATGTGGTTGAGGGTGGTTTTGGTTACAGTTTAAAACCAAATACCACAATAAGAATATTAAATGCTGGTGGTGCTAAGGCCAATGTTGGTTCTCTGGCATTCTTCCTACCCCCATCATACAGAATTGTCAGTGCGGGCCAAGGCTATAAAATAAATGATAGAATAAACTATGATGATGCAGCATTCGCATATGTTTCTGGTGTAAGTGCTAATGGGTCAATCACAAGTATAAAATATGTCCCTTCCGTAAATGCACAAGCGATTGTTGGACTCACTGGTGTTGTAGTATCTTCAAATGCTTTGGCATCAGGTGCTGTTATAACAACATCATCAGCTATAGGTAATGCAAGGTCTAATGTAAGTTTTCTACCAACGGATGTTATTGGATTTAAAAGTAATACAATATTAAGCAATGCTAATTTTCTTTTTGCTAATTTAGCCAGTGCAAATGCAAACACAAGACTCATTGAAGCTCTTTCTTTTATCACACTTGAAACCGGACCAATCTTTAACATAGTTGTAGAGAATGGTGGCGGCGGATTAGCAACTATACCAGAGATTGAAGTCACATCAACATACTATACCGAAGATGAATTTAATGAATATGAAGCTTCAAACTCAGACATTACGCCGTTGGGTATATTAGCCCCAGTGCAGGTAATCCGAGGTGGCGGTGGATATGCAGCCAATGATAAGATTGTGTTTACTGGTGGATCAGGCACAGGTGCATTTGCAAATGTTACCTCGGTTGGTTCCAATGGCGCCATCACCGGCATAACCTATGTGTTTAATTCATTGGATCAGTTTGCAAAAACGCCACTGGGTGGTATGGGTTATAAGAATGAATATCTACCAACGGCAACTGTAGTTTCATCAAATGCTTCTGCATCTGGAGCAGTACTATCGGTACCAGGTATACTGGGAACCGGTGCAACATTCTCCTTGGTTGTTGATAGAGTTGGTTCTATCACAACAATCGAGGTTTTAAATTATGGTGAAGATTATGAAGCTAAACCACAAGTTTCGTTGCAAGTACAGGACATAGTAGTTTCAAATGTTGCAATTCAAAACTTGCCAATTAAAGGTGAATATATCTATCAGGGTCCTACTATCAATCTGTCTTCATATGCAGCTGTAGTTAATTCTGTTTCTCTGTTGGCACCTGATGCAAACACACAGTTATCATTGTACAATCTGCAAGTGTTTAATTATAATGCAAATCCAAATCCAGATTTACAGCTAAAAATTGTGGGTGACACTAGAAATATTAACTTGAAAATGGCCAACTCGGCTTTTCCACAGTTTCAAAAATCGTATCGATATTTTGATTCATTGGGCAACCAAACAATTTTTACAAGAGATTATAACAAACAAGGTTACATCTCATATGGTGATGGTTCGGCCAAGGCAAATGCAACCTTCTTAAATGGTTTGGTGATCGGTGAAGGTCAATATCTAACGACTCAGGGACAACCAAGTTCGTTTGACATTATGCAGGACAAAAGATTCAACAATTTCACTTACTTAATTACCGTTGAGAAAGAAATTGCAAAGTATAGAGATGTTCTACTGGGGCTATTGCATCCATTAGGCACAAATGTCTTAGGTCGTTATGGTTTAAAATCAAATAATAGCGTAGATTACCATACATATTCAGCACTAAATGATGGAAGAAACTTATCTTATCACCTTGGCGGAGATGTTTCTAATGCTGTGAGCATTGTGACAACATTTACGAATAGAAGCAACAACATAATTAAATTCAACAATTTGTTAGGTGCAAATCTGGCGAACATATTCACTGCAAATGTGAGTTCGATTCAAATTTCCACAAAAAATGGTCCGAATGTTTACTCTGAGGTTGTCTCTGTTAGTACTGCTGCAAACACAATCACTCTTGCGAGTAATGTATGGTTGACATATTCAAATGTTGCCACAGTTACAGGCAATACTGGTTCCAATACACTAAATATTACATCGTTAACAGGTCTATATGACTTGATGAACAACGGACAATATACAGATGCAGATTATCCAATAAGAGATATTGTTTTTGTGGGTGACTCGGTTCTAGTTGATAATAATGCAAGCAAAATTGTTAACCAGATTGATTATGTGAATGGTAAAATATACTTAACAGCCAATTTATCATCAACTACAAATTCGTATCTACAAGTTATCAGAAACTTTATTGCAAACAGTTCAACATCATCAAGTCAAATTAAGGTATATGGATCGGTTGGTCTATCATATATACCAGAACTCATCACACAGTCCGGACAAACTTTAAAAACAGAAGACGGAAAACTAATCCTATTGGGGTAAACAATGTCAACAGTAAAAATTTCGCAACTACCAAATCTAATTAACTTAGATGCAAACACATCAAATACAATATTGATTGGTGTGAATGTTTCATCTTGTGTTACCTCACAATTTACCATACAAACCTTATCAGCAAGTCTCTATGCCAACAACACATTAAATGTTGGTAATATTATCTTTACTGACGGCACTTCCCAAAATACTTCTTCACTATCAGCTCGGGTGTATGCAAATGGTGCTTTCATTCAGTCTAATGCTGCGTTCTTACAGGCAAATACCACATCAGGTGTTGCAAATTCAGCCGCACTGTATGCAAATGGTGCTTTTATACAAGCCAATACACCATCGTCAACAGCAAACTCAGCAGCACTTTATGCCAATAGTGCATTCATTAAAGCCAATACACCACCAGCAATTGCAAATTCAGCCGCACTATATGCGAATGCCGCTTTCATACAAGCTAATACACCACCAGCAATAGCAAACTCTGCGGCATTGTATGCCAATGGTTCATTTGTACAGGCCAATGCAGCATTTATTAAAGCAAACAATGCATTAGCAAATACAACAGGTCTGCTTGCTGGTAATCTAACTGTCACCGGTACTACTACTGCACAAAAAGGTTTTGTATACACAACAAAAGTATTTCCTGGCGCACAGACTGCTATAACCATCGATATAACAAATGATTCGGTAGTAAGAGCACAAACCGCAGCAGGTTTAACAGTAACAGTATCGAATTTATTATCTGGTAAAGAAGTTTCCCTCTGGATAACAAACACATCAGGTAGTAATCAAACATTTACACACGGTTTACCAGCAATACAATCAACCGCCAACGCAACAACATATGCTATTCCATCCACATCAACAATTTGTGCGAAATATATGTGTTTTGATGAAACATCTCAGAATAGTTTTGTATCCATTATACACGCATAATAAATAAACCATGGCAAATAAAAACATACTCACAAATAACGCAAAAGTCTCACAGATAGACTTGTTGTATTACGCACCAGTGGCCGTGGTGCCACCTGCAATTACAACACCTATCAATTCTTTCTATTGCTTTCTGTCTAAGCCAACACCTTGGGCAAACGATGCAGAACCAACAACACCCAGTGCCGATTTAAAATCAATCAAACAAATCTACAAAAATATATTTGTTGCAAAACAAATTAAGACAAGTGACATTTCTCCAATCATACAACGCATTGACTGGACAGCAAATGAAACTTATGATTATTTCCAAGATGATGTTGACATGACAGCAAAAGATGCCAATGGTTATTTGGTGAAACACTTCTATGTGAAGAACAAATATGACCAGGTATTCAAATGTTTATGGAATAACAAAGGTAATCCATCGACACGCGAACCATATTTTGAACCAGGAACATATTCAACCAACAAAATATTCCAGGGAGACGATGGTTATAAATGGAAATTTATGTACACCATTGACACCGGATTGAAATTGAAGTTTATGGACAGAGAATGGATTCCAATACAGATTGGATCCAACACACCAAACCCACTTGTTACGACAGCTGGTGCAGGAAGTATTGATGTTATCAATGTAGAAAATGGTGGTAGTGGTTTCGACACCGTTAATGCTGTTGTGTATGTGACTATAACAGGTGATGGCACTGGCGCATCAGCATCAGCTAATGTAAGTGCTAATGGTGTTGTACAAGATATCATCGTCAACAGTCCAGGTGGCAATTACACATTTGCAAATGTATCTGTTACCTCCACAATTGGTGGTAATTGTGTAGTCACAACTGCAACATCACCTGTTGGCGGTCACGGTTTCGATTCAATATCAGAGTTAGGTTGTGGGCATGTTATGATGACAGCACAGTTTGATGGTGATGAAAATAATTTTGTACCGACCGATATCGACTATCATCAGGTCGGTATATTGGTGAACCCAACAACAAGACAATATAATCCAAGTCCAGCCAATGGAAGTATATACAGTGCGACAACAAATATTGTTGTTGCTCCCGGAACAGAAGGTTATGTACCGGACGAGTTTGTATATCAAGGATCGTTAAGTGATCCATCTTTTTATGCTACAGTTTTGAGTTTTGATACTGGTTCCAACCTAATTAAGCTGATAAATACATCGGGAACTCCGTCAAATAATAGTCCAATATTTGGACAAACATCCAAAACAACAAGAACACTATTGTCTTACAGTATACCAAACTTTGCAGTACACTCAGGTTACATGATCTATATTGAAAATCGTTCAGGTGTACAGAGAAGTGTTGATGGTATAGAACAATTCAGATTCGTATTAGGTTTCTAAGGAAAAAAAATGGCTTTAAATTTTAATGTTGATCCTTATTTTGATGACTTCGATCGAGCAAAAAACTTTCATCGAGTGTTATTTAAACCTGGTGTTGCGGTACAAGCAAGAGAATTAACTCAAGCACAAACAATTTTACAAAATCAAATCACCAGTTTTGCGGACAACATATTCAAACAGAATTCTCCAGTTTCTGGAGGTCAAGTTACAACCGACTTCAACGTACACTATATTAAAATACAATCCACATACAGCAGTGTCAACATTGATATAGAACTATTTCAAAATAAATTATTGCGTAATGCTGATGGAACAGTTGTTGCAAGGGTACTCACAACAGCTGTAGCTACAGGTACAGCCGGCGAAGGTGATCCACCAACACTAATCGTTACTTATAAAACAGGTACACAATTTGCAGATAATGATGTTATCTATGATTCAAATTCAAACTTAACCTGTCAGGCAATCCCTAGTGCAGCAACAGGATCTTCTTCTGTTGTTTCAATTTCACAAGGTGTTTTCTACATCTTGGGTAATTTTGTACAAGTTTCACCACAAACAATCATACTAGATAAGTATGATAACACACCATCTAAACGGGTTGGTTTGGAAATTACCGAAACAGTTTTTGATTATGCAAATGATAACTCATTATTAGATCCAGCTGTAGGTGCATCCAATTATCAGGCACCAGGTGCAGATCGTTATGTAATTAGCTTACAACTCTCTTCAAGACCACTCTATTTTGGTGACGATAATCTATTCATTGAATTGGTTCGTATTGAAGATGGTAGTGTATATAAAATGGTTGACGGCTCTGTCTATGCAACTATCGATGACTACTTTGCAAAAAGAGATTATGAAACCAATGGTGATTATGTCGTTGAAGATTTTAGATTTACACCAAAAACTTATGTTGGATATTCCGATAAGTATTTAATGAATGTTGGCAAAGGTTTAGCCTATGTTCGTGGCCACCGTGTGGAAAATCCATCACCAATCAATATCATTTCCAATAGAGCAAGAACAACAGCAACACAAAATAATGAACCAGCTTTCATAGATTTTGGTAGTTACTTTTTGGTAAGTAATGTTGCCGGTTCAGGAACATCAACCTTTCCAGTTACAACAGCTAATACTGTAGACTTCCACTGCGTAAGTCAGGCCAATATCAACACAGCAAATGCAACTACATACAACTCAACCTTAGTTGCTACCGCTTACATTCGTGGGTTACAATTTGATAGTAGCCCAACAAATGGACAATCAAACACTTACATATACAAAGCTCAGGTGTATGACATACAAAACAAATCAATAACTGCCAATGTAGCCTCAGCAAACTCAACATCTGTAACACTACCGATGATTAACGGACAAACATCAACAGTTAATGGTGCATATGTTGGTGTTGAAATTGTACTTACACAAGGTACAAATGCTGGTGAGTCTAGAACAATTGCAACATATAATGGAACAACCAGAGTAGCAACACTCAATCAATCTTGGAGCATAACACCAGACTCAACTTCGGTTTTTGTTTTGAATTTTGATACGCCTGATATTGAAACTATGGCATTCGTAAATAAAACATCATACCCAGCTACGGTGATTGCTAGTGCAAAAATTGATACGACAGGTAAAGTTGGTAATGTTGAAGCGGGTGATACAATATTTCAAAATCCTAATGTGCCAGAGATGATTTACCCAATCGGTAATCCATATGTTTCTAGTATATCTTCACCATCGTATACAACACATCAAGAAATAACAGGTGTGAACTTCAACGTTTCTGGCGCTTCAATATCAGCATCATTGGCTTATACTGGAAGTTATGCGGGTGTTATCAAACATTTAGGTAATGAAGGCACAACACTTTCATCTGATGTTGTTGAACAGTGTTACACTATCATTGTGACAGATAAACAATCTAACGCAAATGTACAAAACGGCCAGATTATTCCTTGGACAATAAACTCAAGAAGCGTTTCATTAAATAATGATGGTTCAGTTGCAACATTTAGTACAGCAACTTCTGACCTGTCAGCCTTCACTGCGACAATTATTGCTAAAGTATTTGTTACAGACGCAACTAATACGAGCCATATTTTAAGAATAAAGAACTTGGTGGTTGCAAACTCAAACACAGCAATCAGCAACACTTCAGGTACACAAGTTAACACCAACACATATGTTGATGATTCTGCAACATCTACGGGTCAAGTCTACATCAAAGCTGCAGGTGTGCTAACACCCGGACAACCACAATCTCTGTATCTGTCCGATGTTAAACGCATTGTTAAAATTATAGACACCAAAGCGTCAGGCACTGTGCCTACGGTTGCAATGTTAACCAATAGTTCTCATGATGTTACAAGCAGATACACGTTTGACAACGGACAAAGAGATAGTTACTACGATCACGCATCAATTACATTGCGACCTGGTGCAACGAAACCTATTGGCAATATACTTGTACTATTGGATTACTACAAACATACCGGCGGCGATGGTTACTTTAGTAAAATGTCATACATAGATAACTCAAGTTCGCCTGAAGATTACAGAGAAATTCCTGTACACATAAGTAAATATGGTGCATCATATGCATTGAGGGATTGTCTCGATTTTAGACCAGCTCGTCGGAATGCACAGACCAACTTTGAGTTCCGTTACTCTAATCCAGGATCAACCAGAATAGGTGTACTACAGCCAGTAGATTTGAGCACCTTTGTTTGTGACTATTCGTTCTATCTTGGTCGTAAAGATAAATTGGTTTTAACTAAAGACAAGTCACTACAAATTATTGAGGGTTCACCATCAATTAATCCTCTTACACCAAATGAACCTGACGGTTCTTTGATGTTAGCAAACATAACACACAGGCCATATACTGGTTATCTACCAACAGAATTGTCAACAGGACTATCAGATTTGTCTGTTGAAGCTAAACAACACCGCCGTTACACAATGTCGGATATTTCTGATTTGGATACCAGAATTAACCGTATTGAATATTATACAGCACTAAATTCTTTAGAACAAAATGCAAATTCATTACAAATTTCAGATGTTTATGGATTGAATCGTTTTAAAAATGGTATTATGGTTGATGACTTTTCAAGTTTTGCGGCCGCAGATGCAGGAGTCGCCGACTTTGGTGCGTCTATTAATCGTAGAACAAAACAAATGACAGCAAAACAAACTGTCGATAATTTTCCATTAAAAAATATATCATTAGCTTATAATATGGGTAGACCAACAGTTAGTACTCTTTCTGCATTAAATCATTCCATAACATCAGATGGATACACCAACTATTTCTCGCTGCCTTATACCTCAACGAATGTTATTTCACAGAGATTGGCAAGTAGAACTATTAACATCAATCCATTTTCAGTAACAAATTCAAAAGGTATATTGTCATTGTCACCAAATGTGGACAATTGGGTTGACACAACCATTTCACCATCATTATTGATTGTGGACCCTAACTTACACGTATATCAGAGTTCAAATGAGTTAACTACTTTACTGACTGGTGATTGGCAGACGGTTTCAGGAACAACCACATTAATTGGTGAATCCACAACAACTGAATTTTCTCAGAAAAATGTTGAGAATCATGGAAGATTTGATGGTCCTTTTGGTAGAAATGTTGGTTATACAGAAAATTTAACTACAACTACAACCACCTCAACATATGAGAATGTAGCAAATCAGACTCAGAGCAATTTGATGGGTCACTATAGTAAAATAGATAATACTTATGCTTTGAACAACGGATATCTTACTGATATTAGTGTATTGCCATGGATGAGACCACAAGAAATTGTTGTTAGGTCTACAGGACTATTATTTAAAACCGAAATACATAATTTCTTTGATACTGTTAACGTTGATGCTTATGTACATAAAACAAATATAATTGAACTTAGTAACGTTGTTGGTGTATTAAGCCAAGGTGATGCTATTGGTTATTTTAGTTCAGGACAATTTATTGTAACTGGTGTTGTTGTTGGTGTGTATGATTATCCAGACTCAGACAACCTGAGACTCTATGTTGCCGGTGACGGTAAAACGACAACGTATAACAATGGTTTAACTTTACAGAATGGATTCTTTGATGCCGCAGGTGCATATCAAACAAGCACAGGTCAAGGAACTTTTGTAAGTACAGAACATTTTGGTGGTCTGGTGCAATCTGTTCAAAACTCAACAACAATAACCTTGTCTTCAATGGCACCATCTTCAAACACATCGTATGTTGGTAGTACATTTTACATCAATACAGGCACAGGCCAAGGACAATCCGCGGTTATTTCTGCATACAACGGTGTGTCAAAACGGATAACATTGGCAACAGCAATAAGTTGTGCTGCGAATGATTTATATTCAATAGGAAAATTTGAAAGCAATGAAGAAGGTAGTTTCTATGGCATCTTTATTGTTCCAGGAAATACATTTCACACAGGCACTAGAGTATTTCGCACAGACAATCGTTTCAACAACAATGAGGAAACAGTAACAACATTTGCGGAAGGTACCTTCTATGCATCTGGACTACAAATAAATAAACAAAATCTTGATTTTGGTGCATCACCAGCTGGAGCTAAAGACACATTCACACAAACTCTGAAGAGAGATGTGGTGACAACAACGAACACAACTGAAAAACAATATTCCAGATTTTACACACCTTATGATCCTGTTGCACAAACATTTATCGTAGACCAAACAAACTTTCCTAATGGTGTATTTGTTTCATCAGTTAAATTATTCTTTGCTACGAAGCCTGCAACCGATGTTTCACCCGTAACACTTTTTATTGTCGGCACACTAAACGGATATCCAAATGGTACGACATTAGACAACTCGATTGTTACATTGCCAGCAAATCAGGTAAAAGTTTCAGCGACACCACAACACCTAGACTCAACAGCATACACAGAGTTTGTGTTTAGTTCACCAGTTTACATTCAACCTAACACTTTATATTCCTTTATAGTTAGAAGTTCATCGAATGAGTATACTCTGTATACTGCCGCAAATGGTGATGTTGCTCTTCCTTCTTCGGTTAAGAACCTTGCAACAGATCCATATCCAAGTTCTATCACTAAGATTTCAGCTGCACCGTATGTTGGTTCATTATTCTTATCACAGAATTCACAGACATGGACAGTCGATCAAAATCAAAGTTTAATGTTCTCTATAGACCGTTGTAAGTTTGATATAACACAAACACCAACAGTGCGAATGGTTGTGCCTAAGAAATTACCAAAGAGAACTTTGGTTACCAATGGTATCGAATACTTCACAAATGCAAACACAATGAGTGATGTTGTTTCAACAATTTCAAATGAAAATATTTTGTTTGATGCATTAAATGTAACCACTACAGATTTTATTCCATCTTCGACAAGTGTAAATTATACATATGATGCAACATTGCAGAACGGAACAAACACAGCTGCAGTGAATATAAATCCAGGTAAATATGGAACAACAATGTTTGACCACATTTATTTAAATGACAATAAAGGCTCGCGTGTGTTGGTTGCAAACTCGCAAACTTCTTTCTCACTTTACGGTCTATTAAATTCATCTGACGATGCGGTTAGCCCTATTATTTCTGATGCAGGCACTTCAATGTTTGCAGTTAAATATGATATTAATAATTGTGTACTGTCGAACAATTTAATTTCAATTACTTCTGGTGGTTCTGGTTATAATGTCACAACAACCACTGTTACCATTTCGGCACCAACAGGCAAAGATGGTGAACAAGCGTATGCAACGGCCAATGTGGCAGGTGGTGTTATTGATGCGATATTTATTACAACACCTGGCGCAGGTTACATTGAGACACCAACAATTACAATCGTTGATGCAAATACAACACCTGGTACAGGCGCAACTGCAATAATATCAGGTGAAACATCAGTTATTGGTGGTCCTGCACGTACAAGATACATAACCAAAAAGGTTGTACTTGATGGTGGTTTTGATTCAGGAGACTTAAATGTGTACCTATCAGCTTACAGACCTGTCGGCACGGATATCAATGTCTATTATAAAATTTTGAGTAGAAACGACACTCAAGGTTTTGATGAAGGTTACTGGCAGTTAATGACAAAAACAAATAGTTGTGATGCATTGCATTCACTAACAAGAAATAATGTACATGAATATACATTTTCACCAGGAATTTCCGGTAGAGAAACTGGTCAAGTATCTTATTTGGCCAATAATGGACAGACATATTACACATTCAGCCAGTTCTCAATTAAGATTGTATTGACAACAACGGACAACACACTCGTTCCATATGTGACAGATATGAGATGTATTGCATTGCCTTCAAATGGTGTTGTTGCTGCTTAATTATGGAATATCTGAAGGTTAAGGGAACTAAATTGGTGAGGGATCCACGCAGTGGTGCCATCATCAACCAGGACAAAAGTGGGTTGGAAGATTATCTTGCCAAACGCCGTGTCCTGGAGTCTCAAAAAGAAGAAATAAATAAGGTCAAATCCGAAATGAAAAGTGTGAAAGACGATTTGATAGAAATTAAAAGTTTGTTACTAAAACTATTAGAAAAAGGTTAAAATGGCTAATACAGTTACCTCTTTAAGTTATGCCAACACATTTGGCCACTGGCTAAATTCAACTGACGCACTGATATCAGAAAATAATATACTGGCAACAGGCAACTATGTTAAGGATACAGGTACGCTGTTTTTGTCCGAATCAACACTCAGTGCATTACAAGCTAACGGCAATATAATTGCACAAAAACAATTGTTAGTTCAAGGTGTAGGTTCTTCTGCAACTATTCAAAACAATTTAACGGTACAGGGACAAGGCCTTTTTACAAATACAGGACTCAGCATCAGTACAACAGCGAATGCAAATGTTGGTGGAATTTTAACCGTCTTAGGATCAGGATTTGGTTTAGAGGTTGCAAATGATGCTAGGGTTTCTGGTGACTTGGTTATTGGTGGTAATTTGGAATTAAATGTATTGGAAGCCAGACTTCGTGTTAACACAGCAAACATTTCTATTACAGGAACAACATACACAAACCGATTGGCTGCAAACGGCCATGTTTCTTCAGGTAGTTTGGTAGCCAACACAGACATTTTTACAAGTCGCCTTCAAGCAAACACATCGATAACAACAACATCGTTGCAGGCAAATACGATCATAAATGCAGCTGCCATCTCGGCAACAACAGGCATTTTTTCGAACACAATACAAGCTAATACGAGTGTTAACACTGCAACAGCTTCAATAATGAATACAATGTTTGCAAATGTTGTACAAGCAAATACATCTACGAATACAGCAAATGCATCTGTAACAGGTACAGTATATACAAAAAATTTAGTAGCAAATACCTCAATTATAGGATTGAATATTTTTGCCACTGCAAACGTTTCTGGTAATAATTTCTTTGCATTAGATTCTGTTCATGCTGCTGCCAATGGATATATTTCCGATACTGTATTTACTGATACAATTCTTGCAAACACAGTGATTATACAGAACAATGTCGATGTTGGTAATACTATAACCACATCACAATTGGTGGTTTCTTCAAATATAATTACGCCTGAAATATTTTCAGTAACTAATTATTCAGATTACTTTGAAGCAAACACGGATATAATAACACCAACCATAACTGTTGAAGGTACAGGATTCATCCGAGTATTACAGGCAGACTCATCTACAAATACTTCTAATGCAAGTGTAACGAACACAATATATGTAAACAATTTAGTTGCAAATACTTCTGCAATAATTCCTGCTGTGTTCACATCTGGTATAACAACCACAGATGTATTGCAGGCAAATTCAAGAATCGGTAGTGCGTTGTCAACCATATCAGGTGTTTCGACAACAGGTAGTTTACAAGCAAACACATCGACAAATACATCGAATGCTTCAATTGTAAATACAACCTACACTAAACATCTGGTAGCAAACACCAGCGTTATCACACCAACAATATTTGTGTCTGGTGCAACAGTTACCAGTACGTTGCAAGCTAATGTGTCAACAAACACACAGACGATAAGTGTGTCTCAATTAATTGATGGCAATACTGCTACAGCATTTTTGAACAATCTAAGTATTGGAAATCAATTGTCTGTTGCTGGTGATTTTGTTATTAGTGGTACAACTGTTTATAATTCTGATAAATTTACAATCAATGCTGGTTCCAATATACCAGAAATAAGTTATTTTGAAGTGAATCGTGGTACTGGAAGTACAAACGCACACATTCGATGGAATGAACCACAAAAACTTTTTGATGTTATTGATGTTGTTTCAAATAGTTACTATCATATATTAACATCTAATTTAATTAGTGGTTCGTTAACATCAACAAGTTCATCCACTCTTGCATCTTCTGCTGCAGCAAACACACTGAACAATACAATTACAGCAGCAAATAATTTTCTACAGGCTGCTGTTGCTTCATCAGGTTCATATGCAAATGCAGCATTCATTGCCGCAAATACAGCAGATACAAAAGCTGTTAACTCTGGATCGTATGCGAATGCGGCATTCTTACATGCTAATGCGGCTTTCATTTCAGCAAACAACGTTGCACCACAAATTGAACCTGCATTTCGCCACGCTAATGCCGCATTTGCAAAAGCAAATAGTGTTATTGCAAGTGTTACTGGTACATCAGGTTCAGTGACAGCTAGTGATGCAGGTGTTACACTTGGAAGTAACAACGGCATAACTATTAATTCCACAAGTGCAAACACCTTAATAATTAGTACCGCACAAGACATACGAACAACTGCAACACCAACATTTGCTGGATTGGATCTAACAACACCACTTCCTATTAGTGAAGGTGGCACTGGTGTAACATCAACATCAGCTATTTTAAATGCAATACTGCCAGCTGGTGCAACATCGGGTTATGTATTGACAACTGGTGGTGTCGGCAATTATTTTTGGGCTGCAGGCAGCGGCGGTGGTGGCGGAGGTGCAACACCAGGTACCACAATAACCTCTACGAGATTAACATATTCTGGTGATAGTTCAAATACTAAATTTATAACACCAACTTTTAATAATTCAACACAACTAAGAGCATACATCAACGGTGTTCGTCAGTTGGAATCTGAATACCATGCAAATACAGCCAACTCAAGAATACTATTCTCGACAGCACCAGCTGTAGGAGACTCAATACTCCTTGAAGTTGATGGTTATGCTGTATACGAATACTTTGCAAACAATATTGCTTATACAACAAATGAATTGTTAGGTGCAGCAAATACAATACAGAGTGCAATCGATACATTAACAACAAGTGCAGCATTTGAAAGTGGTGCAGACTTTGTGGGTAGGGTTACCGGTCTAACAATGAATATTGCAGCTAGTAATACCTCATTTGCAACCACAGCATATGTTAAAAATGTTTTAGGTAGCACAGGTACATATGCAATCAATACAACCGGAAATGCTGGCACAGTAACCAATGGCGTTTACACTTCCGGTTCATATGGAAATCCATCGTTTATAACATCACTTGCAAATACCAAAATTACTGGAGTAATAACAGCTGGTCAACTTGCAAGCACAGCAGTTAGTGCATCGTCTGTTGGTTCAGCCAACCAGGTATCAAGATTTACTGTTGATGCACAGGGTCGATTGACTTCAGCAAACAGTGTTGCGATTTCAATTCCAATATCTCAAATATCTAACTTTCCAACACTAGTAGCATCAGCTACAACAGACACAACCAGTGCAACCAACATTACTTCTGGAACATTACCGGATGCAAGACTCTCTGCAACTGGTGTGACAGCGAATCCTTATGGCGGCGCAAATAAGGTTGGTACATTTACAGTAGATGCAAAAGGCAGAATTACGACCGCAGCAGATACACAAATTTCAATTCTGAAATCACAAGTATCCGATTTTCCAACATTAGCAGCATCAGCTACAACTGATACAAGTAATGCGACTAATATTTCATCTGGTACCTTGGCTGAAGCCAGATTGCCAGCATCATTTGCAAAACTTACTGGTTCAATATTCACTGGTGAGACCTCTGTAACTAATGGTAGTGGTAAAATTAGATTACTACCAGGTGGCGACATTTATGCATATAGATCCACAGGAGATTCAGGTACAGGGGTTCTATATTTAAATAGTACAGGAACAAGATACCTATTCAACGATGGAACAAAATACATTCTTAACGGACAAGCACTGGAGATTAATGGTTCACAGGCCACAACACTAGGAACTGGTGGAATTGTTACTGGAGGTTATAACTTCAGATCAACATTGTCTGTTGGAACAAATGGACAATCAGGAACTTTGGCTGCCTATGGTTCAGGCGCCTTAGCTGATAGTGCTTCTATGTCTTTCCATAGACCATCTGCATATGGAATCAACATGGGACTAGATTCAGACGGTGCATTCAGATTAGGTGGATGGTCAAACGGAACCAATGCTTATAGATGGACTTCTGATACAGCAGGCAACTTTGTTGCAAGTGGTAACGTTACTGCTTACTCTGATGAGAGATTGAAAACAAACATCAAAACAATTGAAAATGCTTTAGACACCGTATCTAAAATGCGCGGTGTAACTTATGAAAGAATTGATTCTGGCATAAAAGGTGTTGGTGTTATTGCACAAGAAATGAAAGAGGTTCTACCAGAAGTAGTTATGGAAGCGTTGAGTGATGATGAATATATGTCCGTTTCATATGGCAACATTGTTGGTGTTTTGATTGAAGCAATTAAAGAACTTAAAGCCGAGATTGAAGAATTAAAAGGACAGAATAAATGACAACAAAGATCACGCCATCGGTACTGGCAAACACAGCAGTAAGTGCCGGATCCTATGGTAGTGCGACTGAAATGTCGGTCGTTACAATCGATGCACAAGGTAGAATCACTGCCGCTTCTGCGGCTGCAGCCAGTTTAAACACTTCACAAATTACAAGTGGTACATTAGCTGACGCAAGACTTCCAGATAAAGTAACAGCAACATCGGCAGGTTCAGCCACACAAGTATCAAGGTTTACTGTTGATGCCAAAGGTAGAATCACCTCAGCAAACAGTGTTGCAATTGCAATTCCAAAATCACAAATAACAGACTTTCCAACACTAGTAACATCAGCCACGACAGACACAACCATTGCAAGTAACATTACTTCTGGAACATTACCAGATGCAAGACTGTCTGCAACTGGTGTGGCAGCGGCTTCTTATGGTAGAGTTGATTATGCGATTAGTCTGACTGTTGATGCCAAAGGTAGACTCACATCAGCAAACAGTGGACCTATTGCAATAACCTCTGCCGCAGTCTCTGGATTGTCACCCTCTGCCACCACAGATACAACAAATGCGGATAACATATCTACAGGTACATTGGCTGCAGGTCGTTTACCTGCGTCTGGTGTAGTTGCACAATCTTATGGTGGACAAGCTAGTGTTCCTAGGTTTACAATTGATGCTGCAGGAAGAATAACTAGAGCAAACAATATTGCAATTGGTATTTCAGCAGGTGCGGTTACAGGATTATCTGGTGTTGCAACATCTGGTTCATATTTTGATCTGTCAAACAAACCAACCATACTCAGTAGAGTAGAAACATTGGAAGCAGTGTATCCTGTCGGCACAATTTACATGAATTATTCAAATAGTGAAACACCAAACACACTATTGGCCGTTGGAACATGGCAAGCTGTTTCAAATAGTAACTTTACACCAAGTATTTCTCCACTATATGTGTGGAAACGAATTTCCTAATGTGATAAATACCTCCAAAAGGGGTTAACAAATGCCAGCAGGTTACCAAGAACTATTTCTAGAGCAAGGCTCAAACTTTAACACATCGGTAGCTCTCGATCAGGCCGATGGAACACCGTTCTCTTTAACCGGCGCACAGATTAAAGCCGTTATGAAGAAGAGTTATTATTCCAGCAGCACTACAGCTCAATTTGTTATCACTGTCAATGATCCAACAGAAGGTATACTTCTTTTATCGTTACCTTATGCGAATACTGCAAACATTGCTGCAGGCCGTTATGTTTATGATGTTGTTATTAAAGATTCATCAAACACAGTGTCTAGAGTTTTAGAGGGAATTGTTAATGTTTTACCTCAAGTTACTGTATTTTAAAGGACTAACATGGCGACAGTAACAGTTAGACAACCAGCGACCATTAAGGTTCGCGTTGAGGGTCAAAAAACAAGAGTACAAACACTAACGTATGGTACCAAAACAATGAGAAGTCTGACAGACTTAACATTGGAAGGTGCAAATACGGGTGATGTAATTATTTACAATTCACAAACAAAATCTTTCAGTGCAAAAGGATTAGGTGCAGACACACCTGTACATGGTAGTTTATTACCAACACAGTCCAGAACATTTGACTTGGGTAGTAGAACACAAAAATTTCGAAGTCTGTATTTGAGTGGTAATACAATTGACCTTGATGGTACAGTTATCAAGTCTGAAGCCACAACAGGTGCAATTTCTTTTGCAGCTGCACCAACTGCTATCAATCCAAATCCTATTGCGATTGTTGTGTCACCAGTAGGTGGTTTTGTTCCTGTTCAAACTACAAACGGTGTAATTTCAGAAACAGAAATTCAAAATGCTGTGGCTAACTCAATAACTTATCTGGCGTTCACAGGCGCTGATGCAGGCTTCTTTTAATGTCAAATACAACCATACAGATCCTAAGATCGTATGCAAATACTCAACCGTCAACATTAGCTGATGGTGAGTTGGCTTATTCTTTTCTCTCAAACACTCTTTTTATTGGCGACCAAAGCAATAATGTTATAGGTATTGGCGGTCCCGATTTCGTGGCCAATGCAATTAGCATAATTGACGGTGGCAGTTTTTAATAAATAGAAGATAGTATTCAAACCATATAACAAGGATAATAATAATGGCAAATACCTCAATTCTGATTAAACGTTCCACTACGACAGGAACACCAGCGAGTTTGTCTGCCGGTGAGTTCGCGTATTCTTATCAATCTAATACATTATTCCTTGGTTCTCCAGACGGAACAGGAGTAGTTAATGTTGGTGGGCAATACTACACTTCACAGGTAGACAATGCAACATCTGCATCAACGGGTGGAACACTTGTTCGCCGCGATGCAAACGGTAATGCTGCGTTCGGTTACATCACAGCAACTAACATTTCTGGCTCAGTTTCTGGTAATGCAAATTCTGCAACACAATTCCAGACAGACAGATATATTAGTGTGTCTGGTGGAGACATTACGGCAACAGCACAGTTATTTAACGGCACTGCAAATGCAACATTGAGTGCATCTCTTAGTGCTGTGGCTGGACTTACTGCTGGTGTATACGGTGGTTCTACAACGGTACCTATCGTTACTGTTGCTGCAAACGGTCGAATCATGTCGATTGCCAATTCGGCAGCTATCTCAACATCTTTAGGTATTGCTGGTGACACCGGTACAGATACTGTTTCACTCGCTACAGACACACTGACATTCACTGGCGGTGTAGGTATTACATCAACAGTAACAGACAACACTGTAACTTTAGATGTTGACAATACTGTTGTTCGTTCAAACACTGCAAGCTTGAACCAGATCATTGACGGCAATGTTCAAATTAGTGGTAACTTGAGTGTTTTAGGTACACAAACAGTTATCAACACAAGCGTATTAGAAGTTAAAGACCCATTAATCTATTTGGGTGGAAACAATTATGTATCAGACATTGTTGATATTGGTTTTGTTGGTAACTATAATTCAGGTGCAGCGAACCTTCGCTCTGGTTTAATTCGCCATGCTGGCACAAAAGAATTCTACGCATTTGATAGTTACACCGGTAGCCTTGACAGCAATAGTATAGATGTTACAAGTGGTGGATTCAATACGGCCAATCTTGTACTCAATGTCGCTAAAGCAAATGTTATTGGTAATTATGTTAGAACATCAAGTGTTACAGCTCCAACTGGTAACCTAAGTGTTGGACCAGCTGCAAACGCAACAGTCTTCTATTCGACAGGTAATGTTACTGTTCCAGGAAAAATTACTGCTAACGGCATAGACCTACAAGAATACATTGCAGGTGCTTACAATGTGGGTAATGCTGCAGTTACATCAACATCGACACTAACAAGTGGTGCAATCGTTATTGGTGCTGGTGGTAACAATGTAACTACACTATCAAACTCAACCTACACATTAACAGGTACTCTTGGTGCAGCCAAAACAATCACTTCACTTACTGTTGATGCATATGGCAGAGTGACAGCAGCGACTGCTGCCGATATTTCTGGACTAACAGTTGCTCAAGGTGGTACTGGCGCAGCAACATTCAGTAACGGTGGTCTATTGGTTGGTTCTGGTACAGGCGCAATTGGCGTACTTGCAAACTCAACCTACACACTAACAGGTACTCTTGGTGCGGCCAAGACGATTACATCGTTGACTGTTGATGCTTACGGCCGTGTAACTGCTGCAACTGCCGGTGATATATCCGGTCTAACTGTTGCTCAAGGCGGTACAGGTGCTTCGACATTTACCTCAAAGGGTATTGTATACGGCGATGGCACAAACGCAATGGCAGTTACTGCTGCAGCAGGCACTTCAGATCAAACATTCTCTAATCAAATACTCACTGTCACAAATGCTGGTGTACCGGTATGGACAACCACTCTGGACGGAGGACAATTTTAAGTTGACTATATAATGTATTATGTTTTTTATGATAGGAGTTTGAAATGGGAAATGACAAGTATATAAATTATTACATTGAGACATTGACGGCCACCATGACCGATTGTGTGATTCGAAATGTCTCAATGCAAGCTAATGCAAAAATTACCGATGAGGTTGTTAAGGAACAGATTGAGAAGATTGATGTTTTGACAAAATCAAATGATGAGTTAAAACAAGTTATTGAAGAGTTAAAACAAAATATTAATAAAGCTGATAATGAAACAATCCAAAACTTAAAAGTTAAGGTTGCGGAAAGTGAATTGAATGTATCCAATTTAACCAATCAACTCACAGAGCTTAACAACAAATATAGAGACTATGATAGTGTAAGGAATCAGGCAACGCATGTCGATACCTTTAAGTCAGAATTGATTAGAGCCAGAGAAGAAACGAATAAAACTCGCGGAGAACTGGAAGTAAAAATCAATTCTTTGATAAGTGAGAATAATGGTAAAATTGAAGCATTAAATGGTCAACATGAAAAGAATATTAGTTTACTGATACAAAAGCATGAAACTGAAAAGAGTGTATTCAACTCAAAGGTTGAAGAACTTGTTTCAAAAATTGAATACTTACAACTACCTCCTGCCAAAAGAAAAAAAATTGATGAGCTAAATAAAGAAGCAACACCAACCGTACTCACGGATTTGGTCGGTGTTGATGGCGTAATCAAAGATGGTGGAACGTTCTAAGTAAATGTCAAACACAGCAATCCAGTTAAAAAAATCAGGCATAACAGGAAACACACCAAGTTCTTTATCGTTTGGTGAGGTTGCACTTAACTATGCCGATGGAAAGCTGTTTTATAAAAATGGACTTGGTGGTACATCATTCATCACCAACCAATTTTCTTTTGATACAATCAATGCTAACAACAGTTTGGTGTTGGCATCTGGTTATTCAGACACACTTTCGTTGGTTGCTGGTAATAATATTACCATCAGCACCAATACGACAACAAAAACAATCACATTCAATGCAACCTCAGGTGGCGATGTTGCGCCAGCATTTGAAAAGGCTAATGCGGCTTATATTCATGCCAATGCGGCTTTTGCAAAGGCAAACACGGGTACAACATTATTGGATGTAGACGCACAGATTGTTGCTTTCACTATCGCATTTAGTTGACACGATAAATATACAATATCAGGAAATTTAAATGGCAAATGTTTTTAAAAATCAACTTCAAGCTGCGGTAGGCACATCACCCGTAACAATATATACGGCAGGTGCCGGTGTTTCCACGACTGTCATTGGTATGACTATCGCAAACATATTGAATGTACCTATAACAGCAAATGTTATTGTAACTTCTTCATCTTCAGATTACTATATGGTTAAGATGGCAACTATCGATCCGGGAAGTTCACTAATCACAATTGGTGGTGAACAAAAGCTTGTTCTGGAAGCCACAGATTCACTTAAAGTATCTACAAGCAACGCATCGGCAGCTGATGTAATTCTAAGTCTGTTGGAAATAACGTAACATGAAGTTCTCCTACATCGGCAACCAGGAAAACAAAGACGTAAGAATAGCAGGTTCGTATGCGAACTCTGCATTCTCACACGCTAATGCAGCTTTCCTTGCGGCTAATACTGGTGGTAGTGGTTCAGTAAGTGTTGGAACAATAGCAATAACTGTTGACAACTTTACATCAAACGGTAATACGACCACATACACATTAAGTACAACACCAACAGCTGAGCAATATGTAACAGTTGGTGTTGATGGTTTAACTCAATTTCGTAATACATACAACACTTCTGGCAACATAATAACTTTTGATTCCGTATTTGAAAACGGAGCAAACATAGAAGTTACAACAATAACTTCAGCTATTGCTGTAGAGACTTCTGCAAACAATACGAATGCAGCATTCGCTGTAGCCAATAGTGCTGCACAATATGCTAATGCGGCTTTCGTACAAGCCAATGCTGCATTTGCAGTTGCTAATTCTGGTTCAGGTGCAGCATCAGCTGGGTTATATGCTAATGC